CCCGATAGGGACATTTATTTGTAAAAATAGGGGTTTTCTTAAATAATTAACCCGATAGGGTATATTCCCCCCATATACATGTGGACCCCCGATTACTAAGGGACATTTATCTGAGGGACATATAGTATACTCTTTATTGTGTTCATCTCTAAGGGATGTTCATTTACAATGAACAGGTAAATTAAATGAACATTCATAGAGTATAAGTTTTTCCTATGGTAACTTATCATTCATATCAGTCTTGTGAGGTTTAACCTGACTACAGTGATACAAAACATAAGTTCCACTTATTCCCACTATAGTATGTCGTTATGGTATGTCAGACTTAGGGGGTGTTATATATCCCCTAACGGGTCGTTGAAGTAATAATCCTAACACATCTAATGGTAATAGGGGGTTAGTTTCTAACACACTACGTGTTTCACCGCTCTATGGACCATAACGTACATTATTTGCTGGGATATATGTATACCTAAAAAACTGGTTCTGTAGGGGTCTACAGAGGGGAAAAAGTGGTCATTAGTATAGCGTAGTGACCATAAGTGGTGGTAAATTGTGGGGGAATGTGTATAGTATAATGTGGTAGAAAGTGGGTGAGGGGATTATCCCCATCGACAAACGTAACTGACATTCTGACAATTCCTAATTTTTTAACACTTATTTTTCAAAAAAAGTTATCAACAATCCCCCCTGACATAGTGTCATGACCAATGTTAATAACTTTTAGTTAATAAAGTTATCAACAATTAACTGTACCATTTTGTACCATGTATTATATTTATAAACAAAGAGTGTTAATAAAATGTATTTAGAAAAGTTTTCAACAAAGATATCCCTAACAGAACATGGGTATGATGTAATCTATAGTGAAGGAGAATTCACAGGTACGGTAAGTTACGTAAGGTATGTGAGTGAAGTGGGTAGGGTGATGAAGGGGAAACCTGTATACCTTATGACCAACTCAGACATGGGGGACATTATAGAATGTGTGCATCAGAAATCCCCACTATCAAGTGAGGACTTCACGACAATGAACATGGAGATTAGAACTCACTCAAGAACTCTCATCGATGAGGTTATTTCTCAAACGGGTCCTCAGAAATAATATGTCGTCTCCAAAATTTTAGGAACTTACTGTCCTCCTTAAGATGGGGGACAACTAAGAACTCCATAACATACACGGTCCCAAGGAATGACAGACCAACAACAACGGTAATCAAATAATATTTCATACTAACAATATTTACGTAACTCAGATAATAATCTACGGTTATGAATTATTTCATTCGCTCTAGCCTCAATCTCAAAAGGGTGTTTGTCGTAACCATACTTGTCCAACATCTTACCGTACTTAGTACGACATGGTTGTAAGTAGTGTGTATACTCATGAACAAATACTCGGGTGAAATCCCCCAAGGTCTTAAGGTTGTCATAGTATAAACTAATCTGATTATCCACAGGACAGTAAAGACCATAGTACTTTTCCTCGAAGGGGTTCTCTTCAACAACAACACTTAACTTATACTTCTTACGGTTGTTCACCCCAAGGTTATGTACACAGTATTCCTTACACCCTTTAATGATGTGCTTCAACTCCTTCTTGTTAAACATGTGTAAAGGGGTTGACGAGTATAAACCTAATAATGAATATAGAGACTTTATCATAGAATACAAAGATACAAAATATTCCCCATTCCACCAAATAATATTGGGGTAAAATAAATACATATTCTTTTGGCAGTGTCAATTCTTTTCCGTACCTTTGTATTGTCGGTGGTTAAGTCCGAGACGGGTTCGAAGGGTACGGTCTTCGCAGAGGGTAGACTCCAGCTCGCCTTATACTTTCCCCCATGTCAAACTATAAAGCATCATGCTAAGTTACGGATAAATTCTGACACTGCCAAATTTCCCCCCACTTATTTATCAACATGACAGACTGACTGTTCATAACTTTATTTGTATATGTCATTGTTTTTACATCACCCCATTAGAGACCCTCTAAGACAAGGGGGACCGTAGGGGTCAAAACTAAAGGACTCCCCCCTGATAATACCCCCTAGACCCCCTCCATACGGGGGGTACCCCTCCCCTCCCCCGTATCCCCCCTCCGTATATGACATAATGACAGGTCAAAAGGGGGGATAATCCCTTAAATAAAGTATTTGTTAAAAAAAATGTTTATAGAAAATTTTCCGTAAATCTCTAAAAAAATTTTTGGAAAAAAATTCCCCATATGGAACGTGGGTATATTTATTCTATATGAAAGTTATTATCGGAGAAAATAGAATGTTTGAGGTAATGGACTCTATTTTAAAATTATCTTATAATCCTAAGACAAGAGAGTTTTATAGTAGTGGGGTTATTGATGGGGTTATTGGTTACAAACATAAAGATGGGTTTACATATGGGGGATATGATGTTGATTATTTGGTATCTAATATATTCGGTAAAAACTCTGATGAGTTGTTACTAATTCATTTAAAAGAAAAGTTTCCTAACCTAACCATCAACAAAATCAACAATTAATCCCCTCCCAATAGAGGGGTTTTTTGTTTATCAATGTATTTATTCATATGTCAGAATCTCACATTATACCGCATCTTACCAAGTTATTAAAGAGTTTAATCTTCAAGGATTTTGATTTGGACTTTAACATTACATCTAAGGAAGATTACTATGGGGAGAGTTATGTCTTAACTATTACTCTTGACCCTGAGGTTATGTGTATGTCTGGGGATAAGTATAATCCTGAGTCTACTCCATTTTTATATGATTTAGAGGATAGTATTCATAGAGTATTACCTTATGTTGGTTTGGATGAGTCAAATCTTATTGTAAAGTTTCAGTATATAAATGAACGGGAGTTCTCTGATAAACTTGTTGGTATGGTTAATGTAGTTCTTCCCAAGTTATACGATAGGATTGAGGGTTTACCCAAGTTGGTTAATATGCAGAAAGGTCAGCGTGGGGATGCGGCCGAGTTTAGGATTGGGTTTCAATTTGCTGAGGTTCCAAGGATGGGTCAAATAAGTAAGTTGTATGATAACATTCACGATTTGATTCCAACGTTTGATGATGTGTATATGGACTTCGGTCTATTCTAATATGTCCCCGACATCAATGTCGGAGACATCCACTTTACATATTAGTAGACTTTCACTTTACATATTAGGACAAAAACCTGTAAAGGGGAAAATATACTCAAATACTGAAAAAAAATTTCCAGAAAAATTTTGACAAATTAAGACTATTGTTTATCTTTATAAAAAAGTTAAGGTGAGTGATGAACTATGGTGTGAGTACAGTGGAATGCCTTCCCCCATGGCATATATGGATTGTGAAAAGTGTAAGGAATTAGTTAATAATTGTACGTGTATGATAAACGAGGAAATTGACAACTCCTACGAGGAGAGTAAAATACAGGAGTTAGAGGGTAAGATTTTTGAAATGGAATCTACTCTCAAAGACCATAGGGATAAGGAGAGAATTTATCAGGAGATACTATCTGATATTAACAGTTCCATTATAGACTTATTCAAGAGAGAACAAGAGAATATCCGATTCAACTTGGGGGAAGAAACTGATTACCGTCAGTGTATGATTGGAATGAAAGAATACATGGATAACATTAAATCGGTGTATAAAGGAAAAATTAAATTTTAAGGTATGAAAAACATTAGAGAAGAAGTTAAGATTAAAGGTAGTGGGGGTGTTTACGATTTGTTTGATAATGTAATCAAAGGTTCGTTCAATATCACCGATGAGGAGTACGACTATATTGCGGGGGAGGCCTCGGATGAGGACTTGAGTATTTTTGTAGACGGGATTGGTGGATTTAATACCCCTTCAACGTTTGGGGACAAACGTAGAGCGTTAGAAGTACGTGATAAGTACTTGAAGATGTTCCGTGACAGTAATGTCGTTGTGTACACACCTACCTTATGTGCTTGTCACCCCGATAATGGTGGAGATGGTACTTGTCAGTGTGATTAATAACTTGTATAATTAACCAAAACAAAATATATATTATGAATGAAGTAATGATGGAACAACCTATGGAAGCCGTTAACAAATACGTTGAATCTCCTTATGAGGAATCTAAACGTTGGAGAGAAATCTTTGAAAACCAAGACTAAACTAATTTCCCCCTTCTTATGTTGGGGGATTTTTGTTTTAAGATAATAAATTCATACTTTTGAAGGGGCAGTATAAACCGAACCCGACTTCGTCGGTGTTTTTTTCGTCCCGCCGTCCCCGACCCTTCGGGATTTTATGGTTTACAGTAAACTGTCTACTGTAAACAACTTAGTGACTCTCCTAAAAAAAGACCCCACCCCGCCGCGATTTTAATTGTGTGTGGTATTTATAAATAAAAATATGACAATGAATAAAACAATTAAAATGAACGAGTCTGATTTAATTAGATTGGTTAAACGAGTTATAAAAGAAGAAGGCGAACCAAGTACTGATAGGTATATGTTCTTTTCTAATTTAGAACAAATGAAAAGACAGTGTGAATTACTATTAAAAATGGACCACCAAGAAATTGAATCTATTTTGGACAATGGTCATGATTGGGCTCAAGACCATATCTCTGAAGCTAAAAATAACATGGACCAAGTTTTCGACTTTATAATGAACGAGACGGAAAATTATGACGGTGAAGAAGAAATGTAATTTAAATAGTTTATTTGATACAACCTTTAACCTATATTTAAAATAAAAAAACCTATGAAAAAACTATTATTATTATTTATTACGGCAACTATGTTATTTAGTTGTAACACGAGTACAAAAACTGAAACAGTAGAAGATTTTAAATCTGACACAATTGTAAAAATACACCAAGGGTCTTTCGCATTTTGTGGAGCATCGGCGGCCTTACCTACAGGAAGAAAGATTGTGGTACAAGGGGTTGAATACTACGAAGGTTGTGCAATCTGTCCTGTATTAGAAGGTCCATCTCTTTCCAATTTAGCAATGGAAGGTGTAAGTGAAACTTACGGAAAGTTCAATATGAATAAAAACTTCCAAACTCCTGATGGAACAAGTAATACGGTATGGTCATTATTTTGGTATTACGATTCAACTACTACTATTCCTCAGTTTAACCCTTCAACTAAAGAATGGGAAATGATGTCACCTGTGAATAGAACGTTTGTAATTAATTTAGACTCTCCAAGTACAAGTGAGAGTAATATGTTTGCAATGCCAGGTATTGTTTTCGATACTACATCTACAGGTATTGTACTTGCTAAAGTATACGGACCACTTAATGAAGCGGCACTTCCTTTACGTAAAGCAGTTCCAGTTAAAAACGGACAGACTTCGGTAACGGCAGCTAAATTAGGATTCCCTTATCCTGTTGGAACACCAATTCCTTTTTCAGAATACAGTAAAGAACTACAGAAAAAATAAAAACAAAACTAAAACCTGTTAAACCCCCTTCGTTATGTTGGGGGTTTTTTTTTGTTTAACATATTTATTACTATGGAAGATTATATTAAAAGGATTGTTAAATATGTCATCGATGAGAAATATCCTGAGTTCGAAGGCGTTGAGGTTTCTAGTGAAAGGAATCCTCAGAGTTTTTATATGGATAAAACACGTAATATTGTGTATAATGTTTTTTTAACAATTGATAGTAATAAATTTCTTAAGAACGGTGGTGAGTATTGGGCTGGTATTAAATCTTTAATTAGGAACACAATGAAATCAATTGGTGTTGAAAACACAATTAATGTTTATATTAATTTCTCTGACGAAAAATAAATTTTAATTAGTCGGGGTTTTTTTATTCATTTATTTTCCGTATGTTTATATAAAAAAAGTATATGAGTGATACTGAAGAAATGTTAATTGGTATTGGAGTACTTATGATGGTAGTTTTTATACCACTTATAATTGCATTTACAACTGATTTTAGAAAGAAAAAATAAATTATGGAATATACTGTGTGTATTACCGTTGCAGATAGAGAAGACGGAAGAACTAATGTAAATCTATCAACCCCACCTAAACAACCAACACTAACAATTAGTGAAATGGCTAAGATATTGTCAGGAGGAATCTCGTTATGCGTTGGATTGTGTGAAAAAGAAGGTCTTGTGAAGGACTATGAGTTGATGCAAGAGATAATTGACTACTTAAACAACGAATTTATATCTCTCGATTCGTTCAAGGATGCCAATATTTTAAAATAATAGATTATTTTTTTGAGATTAGAATATCGTCAGTATCATATTTCTGACTTAATTCTCTTGTAAACTCTATAAATCCTCTATCACTCATGTCAGTATCAACTTTTACCATAGGATACATTAATCTTTCTGACCATTCTATATCAGAATCATACCCCATGTTCTTAATCTCATCTAATAATGGTTGGTAAACATCCCTATTACTGTGTTTATAATGTTTGTGATTAAAAGCTAATCTATCATGTGTAACATATTGAGCTAAACTATCTAATTCTTCTTCAATATCCCCATCATCTATCTTACTCATAACAAAATGGTAATAATCATTATCAAACTGTGGGGATTCTGACCAATATTTGGCTTGGTCTATAATAAAATACACATTGATATAAATTGAGTTACCCTCCATATCAAATTTGTGTTTTGTTATTTCAATAGTAAAATCAACTATACCCTTAATATATAATGAATTATATATTTTGGTTAAACCTTTAGTTAGTATTGAATTGTCCTCAGTCATAGTTATAAATATAGTAAAATAAAAAAGGACTCCAATACCTATAGTTTTTTTATCCCCCTAAGATATTTATTTATAAAACTAATATGAAGAAGATTATAAAATTAACGGAATCTGATTTATCCCGTATTGTTAAACGAGTTATTTCTGAACAGAATAGTAATGAATTAGATGAAGGTATTTTTGATTCAATACTTAAAGCCTTTAGAGGTGGTGGTAAAAAAGTAGTAAGTGCGGCATCTAAAATGTCAACAACACCTTTATTCAGTCAAATTTCTCACGATATACGACAATTAATTACTAAAATACCTCAAAAAGTTAAAGTTGGTGCTAAATTAGAAGGTGTTTTTAAGAAAACATCATATGATATTAAAAGTTTAGAGGGTAGTATTGCTAGATATGAACGAGATATGAATGGATTTGGTATTGCTGAAATATATAGTAGAAAATTATCTAATGCGGTACGACAACCAAAAGGGTCTATCGTTAATTTAAAAGAAGTTTATACCGACGCTCATCTATTAAAAAAAGAATTAGAAAATATTAAACACGAATTACCAAGACCAAAAGAAGGTGGAATTTTAAATAAAAATAAAAATTACCAATCCGAACTTAATAAATATCATAACTTCTTATGGAGTGAATTGGGTTCTGTCAATAAGTTCATTAGTGAAATAGATAATTTACTTAAAGAAGTAAAAATTAAAAAATAACTAATTAATAATTAAAAAACCCCATCTATTACAGGTGGGGTTTTTTGTTTTATATACTATTTATCATTATGAAATTCATCATCACAGAATCTAAGGTTACAGATGTTATCACCAATTACTTGGATAATAACATTCATCCTGACTATAATTGGGGTCCTGATTTATTTGATTTCTATGAACAAGATGTTAAAGAATATGGATTTCATGTTTTCTATATTAACGATACTCCCGCATACGAATATCTTGGAGAATACGATGGGTATGATTTCCTTTACCGATTGGTAATTATGGATTTTGTTTCAGATAAACTAACTTCTTTATTTGGTGACCTATGGATTCCCGTTTTTAAAAAGTGGTTCGAGAAAAACTCAAACCTTGATGTTCGTGAAATGGAATTTGACGGTGAAATTATAAGATTATGAAAGTAGAAATTAACGATAAACAATTAGAGAAAATTCATAGTATAATTCAGGGATTAATTGACTCTGAATTAAACTCATTACGTGAAGAATCTGAGGAATGGGGTCTTGGTGAAATGGATGAAGTCCATGAGATTAATTCAATCAATAAAATAGTTATCGATAGAATATCACCGTTTCAAGGAATTAGTGTTTATATCGATATTTATACTAATACAGGTAGAGAAGATTATGATAATGTTAGAGGAGAAATCCAATATCGAATATTAGAATGGTTCCCGAACATAAAACTATTTATTAACGAAATTATTTAATGAACGTATTAATAACTGAAAATAAACTAAAATCATTCATCAGTAAGAGATTAGGTATTGACCTATCTAACAAAATTCAGATAATAACAAGTTATAATGAATTACCTGATAAATTTAAAATTTTTCTTAGAAGAGTAGATATTAATGAATATTTGAATAGTGGTGGACCTATGTTTTTATTTAGTACTAAAAATGATAAGTATTTATATCAAAATTATAAATACGGTAGTCTGTTAATTGATTATCGTGGTACTGAGATTAACGACTCAAAATTGTTAGAACTCTTGGGTGTTGACATGTTAGGTATTAACATTGAGGAATTGATTAAATTATATTTTGAAGAAAAAAATGAAAAAGATATTAAAAATAACCGAATCTGAATTAAAAAACCTCATCCCAATTTTATTGGAGGAGTTTGATATTAATGACTATTCTGATGAGGATTTTGTTGAGGTATTTGTTAAGTATTACAGAAATTGGGTTAAGAAAAAACACGGTGATGAAATTGGTGGATACCCCATGTCTTATTTGGTTAAAAAATATGAAGAGGAATTTTTAATTGATGTTGGTCTTAAAGAAGACCGTCATTATTATTATGGTTCAGGGGCTACTAAATTCTCAAAAATTGGTAGAGATATTATTCTAAAACAACTTGAGACTTTACCCTCATTATCCCCAAATAAAAAGTTTACGGAAAAATATAAAAAACAGTTAGACCACCTCATCAAATATTTAGATATACCTGATTATGTTAAACTTAATATTGAAGAGGTGAGACCAAACAATGTTAATGTTGAATTTGAAATTGATTATCCAAGTATGTTAATTAGTGATGATGATTTTAAGGCAACAAGTTCTTTTAGTGATTTAAAAAAATATTTGGAGAAATTCATGGGTATTGAGTACGGAAGTCCATCACATGGATTACTTAAACTTGATTATCATGTTCGAACTATAGGTAGCGATGAATTTGTTAGAAAAATATTTAATAAACAAATTAAACCTGAACTTAAAAAGTTACCATCATCTAGTGCGATACACTCAATGAAAATTACCACAGACTCAAATAAGTTAACAATTACTCTAATCTATCGTCAATCTTCTTATTACGGAACTAGAAACTCAATTAAAGCAGAAATCAAACGATATTTCGAAGCAAATGGGTTTAGTCCTAAAAAAATCGTAGTGACTGATTAATATGAAACTAATTATAACAGAAAATAGGTTATACCAAGTAATTGATTCTTACTTAACAAAAACCATTAAAGGTTTAGAACAGACTACCAGCAAACATGGCGGTCATGGTAGAACTGATTTTAAAGATAAAGAGGGTTATTCAAAAGTGATTATCTTCTTTAACCGACATTCTCAAGGAATGGATGTCATGATGGAAGACAGTTTGTACGGTGAAATCTATAATATGTTCTCACTGAACGGGTTTGATGACATCCAACAACATTTAATCCAATGGTTTCAAGAAAATTTTGACGGGTTAGGTGATATCGGGGAGATTTCTACTTTTGATAATGAAGAATACGTTTATTAAAGTTTCCACACACCAATACTCTTAATTGAGTAATGGTCATTTCTTTCCTCTATATTGTCCCAATATTGGTAAGGTTCTCCTAATAAGAACGGTTCTGATAGTAAATTAATTGGTCTCCAATGACCTGATTTGATGTCAATATTGTAAAAATCACTAAATGTTGTTGAAATTAAGTACTTTACACTTGAATTACGTATATTTCCTATAGTTTTTAACGCGTCTTCATAGGATAAATGAAATAATACATCCTTACATATAATCAAATCCGATGTAGGAATTTCATCCTCTATCACTGATAAACACTGAAAAGAGACCTTATTTGACCCATATTTTTCATTATTTGATTCAATTAATGGTAAAACTATATCAATTCCCGTATAAAAATCAACTTTTTCAAAGTCAAACAACCTCATCCAATTAAAATCACCACATCCACAGTCCGTAATTGTTTTAATGTCATGTGACACTACAAACTCATCTAATAATTTTAATAATTTTTTATTTGATGACACTCTTGACCCTGGCCCCGATTTAGATTCAGACGACCCCCATGAGTTGTTAAGATAAATTTCGGTGAATACTTGTTGGTTTTGTTTCATAAAAATAAATATAGTTTAAATGAATTTAGTCTTGTAGGACTAATTACATTTTTTACAACGTCTTGATATTTATAATAAAGAAAATTAATTATGAAAAAAGTTATAAAGTTAAATGAATCTGATTTAATGAGAATTGTTAAACGTGTTTTATCAGAACAAAGCCAACCTGAAGAATATTATATTGGTCGAGCAACTGCAATATTATCTAAAGGACCACAACCTACCGAACCAGGTGCAAAATATTGTTTTACTAAAAAACATTTGGTGAATGATATTAAACAGGAGGGTGAAAGAAATATTCGTCTATATAAAATTAAAGAAGGTGACACTTTAGGTAAAGTACTTGATATGACAATGCAAGATGATGCGTTATATCTTATGAATCCTGGTTGTAATTTAAAAGACAAAAACGGATTTAAAATAAATGATGTTATCATGTACAGTTTATTACCTGATATGTAAAATATGAAATACAACTTTAACCCCATCTCTAACAGGTGGGGTTTTTTATTTTATTGAGTATTTATAGTAATAAAAACAAACAATAGAAAACATGTTAACAATAATTGAAAATCAAGACTTTAGTGCTAATGTATTATCTGATAGTAGCTATGTCGTATTAACTATGGTATTAGTTAATAATAATACAAATGAATTAATATTTAAAACAGAATTTAGAGGGGTATTATCCAATTTTACAAGTAAATACGGAGATTTAATACCGTCTATGACTAATGTTGAGGTTTTTTTAGATTTGTACGTTGAGGTAGAAGGTACAAAGTATCATTTTGTTACAGTATCAAGTGAAAATGAATTGTCATTACAGTTTGAAAAGTTAACTAGAAATCGTTACCCTTATTTATATGAATTAGAAAGTAATATGTTAGAAATATCATTAATTGAAGAATCAATTATGAAAGGGATTATTTCATCAACTTGGGAAACTTACACACTTCCATATGAAGAAATTCAGATTAAAATAAATCAGTTAGATGCGTTAATTAATTTAAATACCCAAAAATTAAAGTCTTTTAAGTCGATTGCCTCTGATTTAGTTATTAGAGGAACAAATATAAAAGATGACGAATCTACCCTAATTAATAAAGGCACATTTTTGGAATCTATGAGTATTATTTATCAAATTATGTTAACTTATGATATATTGTCGGAAAAGATGACATTATCAACAAATGAATTTAAAAAATATAACGCAATTAAATCTATGTATAAAAGTGGTAACCTTTATTATAAACTTATGACAGGTAATGATTTACCTGTAAAAAATGGGGATAAAGAACTTTAAATGGATAAAATTGAATTATTAAAGAAAGTATTATTCAAATTTCATCCTGAAGTTAATTTTATTGTTAGATTTACCAAAAAAGGTTTTTACAATATCATTATCAAAGGGGTTAGAGGTATTGAGTACGATGAGGTTCTAATGGAACGAGTTTTTGTCTTTATCCATGCAAACCCAATACAAATTAATTCTTTTTTAGATAGTATATCGTCTTTTCATCCTGAGGTTAACCGAGGGAATACAATTGTAAAATATTTAATGAACAACGGAAAAGTTGTTACTCTGTAATTTTTTTCATATCTTTACGATGTGAAAGAAATAAAATTAATAGAAACTTTATTAAAAACATTTTACCCAAAATTGGAGTATCATATTCACACGCAATTTAAAAATCACGATGATATGAATTATCCTGACAAGTGGGAATATCACATAGAATTTTTAAATATTACCTCAGTTATTTATAACCCAATATACTTTACCCCCATTTATAAATTATCCAATGGTGAAAGTTATGATTTAGAAGGTTTGTACACAAAGGTTTATCAATTCTTTCCTAACTTATATAATAAGGTAAATTTTTTATGGGTCGCGGATAATGGTAATATTAATGGTTTACATAGAACTCGTTTTGAAGAGATGGTTGATATGGTGTGAAAACTATACTTACCCACTATTTATTTAAATGGACCTAATAATTAAACCTCAACAACTTTATGATGCTTTCACATCTATGATGAAGGAGTATTCTGATTTAGAACATTACGAAAGAAGTTATGATTACTATGTTCAGGATAAAGGTGGGTATGTTGATTTAGATGTTGTTAATTACTGTGTGAGTGTTGACGATGATTATGAGGACGATAATTGGATTTTACAATATCAAGTAGACCCTGGTGACCACGGTAAAAATTTTAAATTACCAATATTGAGATATTCGGATTATGAATATCGATTATTAATATCACTGTTAGGTGAAAGTATGTTTGAGGAATTATTGGGGAAATGGTTTACTAAAACTTATGGATGGCCAGTTAATTCAGTGACACCCGAACAAGACTAATACTTTATTATTAAAATACATTACTTAAATTTATATTATGAACGAAACACAGAAAGCAGAATTTTACGGTCAATTATTAAATGACCACACAAGACTACATAATCAAATTCAAGAGATTAAAGGTCAGAATTTAGAATTAAACCAAGAACAGATTGGTAAAGTTAGACAGTTAGAGGAAGGTCAGAGAAAAATTATGGCGGCTCTTAATAAATTAATGAGTTAATCGACTTTACGATAACCAATAATTTCAGTATTAACATTTGATGGGAACCCAAATACAGGTAACCATGAATTCAAATCAGATTGAATCATTTTTTGAGTCGGTTGATTTTCCCATTTAATCATAACTTTAGAGTTAACATTAAATAAAATATCAATAAACACGTGATACATACCACTAGGGTAAAGTTGATGTGATTTTGGTATTGTCTGTAATTCGTTTAACCCAAACATTATATCTTCAGAATATTTGTGAGCAATTTTTAAACCACCTTCTGATGATAAAAATTTCTCAAACATTTTTAAGGAAGTTTCTGTACCTATAATATCCATATAGATAAATAGTTGTATATTTATGTTTATGGTGTGATATAACAAAATTACCAGTATTTATTAGTATGGAAGTTATTATAACAAAAAAACAATTTGATGAGCTATGTGTCTCTGAGGTGTGTATCTCTGAGTTGAAGACTCTATTGAATAATGTTGGTACTAAAAACACTTTCCGTAAACCTATTGATTTGATGTTAGACAGACATAAAATACCATTGGACAAAGGTTCAAAACAATTCAAAAAAGATAGAACTATCTTAAAACAATACTTTAATTTTTCTGGTGAAGAAATTGATAAATTAATGGATATTAAAATGATTTATGATGCTAACGGTAAATGGACGCCAATTAACAAATTAAACACCAATTACAGTGATTTATCGGTCCTTGTGACTGATATGTTAGTTGGGGAGGGAAAATGTATCTGTAAGATAGTTGAGGACCTTAAAAAGAAGGATAATACCGTTATTTTAGATTTGGCAAATAGAATGACAAAAGAACCTGAACATTTTTACCAAACTTATCTTAAAGGTAATTTTGACAAATATATTGAGAACAACAGGAGAAACACATTGAAGGGTAATGAAACTGAATTGTTTGTTGTTGATGAATTAGTTAAGTTAGGTTATAAAATCATTTTCATTGCTGATGAAGGTAGCCCAATCGATACCAAGTTAAGTGTTGATATTATTATGGAAAAAGATGGGAAGGCGTTTAAGTTCCAAGTTAAATCTATTGGTAGTATTACTGAAATAAATGAAACTCCTTGTGACATTTCAAATCCTGGTATAAAAGAACCAGGTGGATTTAAAGTCTTCAAAAAAAATAGAATTAATTTTAATGATTTATATATTGATTATTTAGTATTTGTTGCCCCAAAAAATAAAATGTTGGTGATGAAAAGATACCAACCTATTACTATCGACAGTATTAAACCATTGGTTTGTTCTGCAAAACCAATTAATGAATTCCCAAAAAATAATACCTATATTGACCCTGAATCTGTGGTTTATCAAAATTTTTAATAATGGAAATTAAGATACAAGAAACTAGATTGAACGATATTATTAATAAACAATTTGACAGTATGTTTGATGTTTATAATCTCCATTGGACGATGGTAGAGGATGATTATGGTAATGAAACTGATGATGCTGCAGTATTTTACTTAGGTGATTACGGTGATGACGAAGTTTTATTTAGGTGGTATGGTGAAAATTATTGGATTACGGATAAAATGAGGAATGTTAATCATGTTTTATTGGCAAAATCACCAATTTTAGAATTTGAGGATTTACAAAAAAAAGAACTGTTAGATAACATGTTTGGGGATAGATGGGAAAAACCATTTAAAATTTGGTTTGATAAACATTTTGATATTAAGATTAAAACAATAGAATAATATGTCACAGGCAAAAAGAGATAATAATTTTACTGAAAAACAACTTAGAGGTCTTGACATGGTTATGAATAAACTTATGAAAAAATACTCATTTATTAAAGGTTGGAAAACATCGCCAGTATATAAAAACTATGCGGTTACTTTATATATGGATTTATATGTTGATTTTTTTGAACTTGCCAACAAACATGGTTATGGTGTTTTAAACTATTGGAAAAATGATTTATTACAAGAGCCTGAAAAAAATGCCGTTGGTGCTATATCAGCATATATAGGTAATAAAGATGGAACTTCACTTAGTTGGGATACACCCGAAAGAGAAGAATCGTTTAACACATACTATGAACTTGGTAAAGAAATTAGAGAATATGTTAATAATTTATACATCCATTTACCTGAAGAATATATTATAAATTGGGAGTCAAGTTTTTCATCCCTTGTAGGTGATAATTTAATACCAGTTTCGATTTCCTTTGATAATTATATACAAAAGAATTAACTATGAATAGAAGTTTTACAAAACAAAGAAAAATACAAGAAGCCAATATGTTATTGGAAAATAGATTCTTGATTAAAGAACGTAGAGAAGAAAGAGATAAAGACTCAAATAACTGGTATACCGCTCAAGACCCAACATCTAAAAAGTGGAAGATATTCGTACAAACATTTAGTCCTAAACAAGATAAAGACCCTTCTAAAACACCAAATGACCCATTATTTAAGGATTATACTAAATATTGGGTTGAATATAGTACGGAAGCAAACGCGGACGCGGCCTTGGTTAATTTAATGTCTGACATGAAATCAGGTAAAAAATCAGAATCTAATGTAACTACGACAACCACCACATCTTCTTCGGTAACCACAAATACGACTACGGTAGCCCCTCAATCGGATAGTTCAAACGAAGTTAATTCTTACCTTACAAATATTTTAGGGTTAAATTAATTGGTTTTATCTAAGAATATTCGTATCTTATAAAAAAATTGATATATGAAGAAAATATTTTATTTATTACCCGTATTGTTTTTAACAAATTGTATTACAAAACCAAAGATTAATAAATACGATTTGGTTAAAAAATGTACCGTTGATAGTGTGGTTCGGAAACCTCAAATTTCAACTTTGGATTTTGAACCAAGTTATTACGTTTACACCAGTTGTGGGGACAAATACACAACTAAACGTAGTGGTATTCACAAAATAGGTGACACAATAACTTGTGTTTATAAAGGTTATTATCTTAAAAATAAAGATTAAAAAAAAACACCTAATTAATAGGTGTTTTTTTGTTACTTCTTACTGATAACAACCTCATCAATAATACCGTACTTCAAAGCTTCCCCACTACTCAACCACAAATCTCGAGACGCGTCTTTCATAACCTGAGCAGGTTTCTTACCACAGTATTGTCCAAGTAAGTCAAATAATGTTTGGTTAATTTTTTTCCATTCAACCATATCAATTTCTGCATCTTGAATGTTACCTCTAAAACCTCCTGAGGATTGGTGTAACATTGTTCTTGAGAAACGTAATGATGAACGTTTACCTTTGGTACCTGCACCTAATAAGATTGAACCCATCGATGCTGCCATTCCTGTGTTTACAGTTCTAATATCACATTTGATATAGTCCATAACATCAACCATTGATAATCCTGACTTAACTGAACCACCTGGTGAATCAATGTGCATTGTAATGTCAACCTTATCAACAGAATCCAAATACATTAATTGAGCTTGAACCACTGTTGACATATTATCATTAACTTCTCCAGCCACCCATAGTAATCTATCTCTCATTAATCGAGAAAAGATATCCATTTGGGTTACTCTCATCTCTCTTTCCTCCAAAATATAGGGGGTCATCGAGGATTCTATTTGTTTCTCAACATAATGTAAATTCATTGATGAAACACCATGGTCACTCAACGCATACTTTTTAAAATCTTTTCCTAAATCCATTCTTTAATTAGTTTTTTTAAATGATAAACAATTTTAGTTATAAATTCAAATAAAAAAGTCGGACTTTCACCCGACTTTAATATTTTAGAGACCGTATTCTAATTGGTATTTCTCACCAAGTAATTCTTTGGCCTTAGCAACTGCTAATTCTTTAGTCTTTAACCCTTTTTCCTTTAATTTTTTTGCGTGATATAAACAATAATCTGTTGATGTAACAGTTTGTTTAGTGTTTACAGTTTTCACTGTGTCTTTTGCATAAACATCGTAAAATCCAACTTTACAAATGTAACGCCCACGTAATCCTCCTTTTGTTGCCATTTTTTTTTCTTTTATTTTGGTTTAACTTATTTTTAACTCTACAAACTTACGTCAAAAAATCTAATTAAACAACTTTTTTTCTAAAAATTTTAAATAATTTTATCTTACGTTTCTTTTTATTTACGTTTGGTTTTTTTTGTTCAGGGGCAACCTCAACTCTATTATTAATAGTTAGTATCGGTTCTTTCTCACACGAACTTATTAATAATGTAAATAATAAAACTAAAACGATACTACGACTTCCCACTTTAACCACCCGATTATAAATTCTTAAATTGTTTAAATCTATAGTTAAGAACACCATTAAACCCAAATCCTGGATTAATTGCGTAATTGTAATTTGCCGTTAATCTAAATTGTAGATTACCACTTTTAGACAATTTAATTTTCTTATAATAAAAAGATAATGACATTTGTGGAATAAATTCTGTTTTTGGGTAATACCCCATAAAACCAATAGGTGATATCACCATGTCAAATTTTTTAAATCTACGACCGAAATCAAGTTGTGATGTTAGTATTGAATTAGGAGTTTGCATTACCATATCTTGACCTTGTCGTGACATAACTAAAGAATAAGAACCGTTGAAATGAATTATTAATGGGTATTTGTTATCGGTGATTTCTATCTCACCCGACATCCCTATAATGGGACTACGTAGAAAACTGTTTACTCCGCCTATACCTGACAACCAAACTTTACGGTGTGTTGTATCTATTGGAGTGGGTTGACCACTTATTGGTAATATACTAATAAGGAATATTGTAAGTAAAAGAATTGATTGTTTCATCAACATATATATTAACAATTGGGTTATTTAAGTATACAATAAAATTTAATTTTTTATTGATTAAACCATAAAAATCTTCTAAATTTGGTTATGAAACGTGATATGTTTGAAAAAATGATTACCAAACTGTTTCCCGACCAAAAAATCGAGGTAGTTAGTTATGAAGTTTTATTAAAAAATAAATTGGATGAGAATGGTGAATGGGTTTTAGATACTCCTGCAGTTTTTGTTGATATCAGATGTGAAGATTTTGACAATAAAGGTTTGTATTTAACCGACTATTTCACTAATTTTACAGGACACGAATTTGCAATAAATAAAGTATAGGTATGAAATGGTTTTTTGAAACGTCAGGATTGGTAAAAATTAATGGTATGATATGGATTATACCATGTGTTAGTATTTGGTATGACAGTCAAAGATTTCTTGAGACTGGTGTGTACACTAAATCATTTGGTATACAAGTATCATTTTTAAGATGGGCTTGGGGAGCTTACGCACAACAAGGTTATTAGTATGAAGAAAAACCCCGATTTAATTGTTTGGTCAGAAGAAAATGGGTATGATGCTAAGTTTAAAGAATACCCAACAAATATTGGTGCCCCATCATTCCAATTACCAAACGTATCTTTAATTAGAACTCAGGCATCTAAAAAAATGATGGACGTGTTTGAAAGGGAGAAGTTAGAACTGATTGAAAGAGCGGAAAAACTCACCAACGAATTTAACGATTCTTTAATGGTGTGGGAATCTAAAATATCGTTTGACCCTATCGTAGGAAAAACCTATTATTTATACGACTTTGGTGGTGTAAAGACATTAAGTCTCATTTCACCCCAAGAATGGAGTAAAAATGACTGTTTTATAGGTAGTTTTACGTTAAATTCGGATAATAAATGGTTAAGAAATTAAAAATATGAACAATATAGATAAAAAATACCAAGAGTTACTTCAAGACATTTTAGGTAACGGTATAAAGAAAAAAGACAGAACGGGTACAGGTACCATTTCAGTATTTGGTAGACAAATCCGTCATAAAATGAGTGAAGGGTTTCCATTACTTACAACTAAAAAAATGCCATTCAAAACAATCACAACAGAATTGTTATGGTTCCTTCAAGGCAACACAAACATCAAATATCTTGTTGATAACAATTGTCATATTTGGGATGGTGATGCGTATAAGAATTATCTACATAAAGTTATTCGTGATAAAGACATTCTACATTATCTAAAATCATATTCAGTAGACGCCAATGGTGTGCCAACTATTGAACCTTATTCTCAAGAAGAATTCATCAACAAAATTAAAACAGATGATAAGTTTGCTAAGAAGTGGGGTGAGTTAGGTCCAATTTATGGTAAGCAATGGAGAAGTTGGGGTAGAAAAAATGTAGTAAATTATGATTTAGAAAATGTAAAAAGTTCTGACCAAGTTAAGGTTATGGACTTAATTCGTAATGATGGTGATTATAGTAAATATGATGTTAAAGTAACGTACCAAAATAATTCAATAGACCAAATCGCAAATCTAATCAACGAACTTAAAACAAATCCAGACTCAAGACGATTAATGGTTAATGCTTGGAATGTGGGTGATTTGGATAAAATGACTTTACCACCTTGTCATTATGGATTTCAAGTTTATACAAGAGAATTAAAGAAGTTAGAACGAATAAACATTGCTATTGAAAGAAAACTAACACATGAAACGGCTCATTTAACCAAAGACTTTGATTACCAAAAATGGTGTGATGAACAAAATATCCCAACCAGAGCAATCTCTTTAATGTTTAATATGAGAAGTACCGACGTAGGATTGGGGTTGAGTTTCAATTTATCATCATACGGATTATTATTGATGATGATTGCTAAACAAGTTAATATGGTTCCTGACGAATTGATTTACAATGGCGGAGACGTTCATTTATATCTTAATCACATTGAACCGATTAAAGAACAATTAATAAGAGAACCATATGAATTACCTATTCTAAAATTATCCGATAGAGTCGTTAATGATATTTCGGAATATACTTTGGATGATATTAAACTTGAAGGTTACCAGTCACATCCGACAATAAAATTACCACTTTCTAATTGATTAATTATGAAAAAATTAATTGACGTATTAACAGAGGCAACAGGACAAACATTTGACTATGGTTGTGTTATGTTGTATTTCTCATTTCTTGAGATAAATAAAATTCACGATATAATCAATCCTAAAGACATTTACACCGAAGAGGGTGATAGGTCATTTGGATTAGAAGATGAACCCCATACAACCCTCCTATTTGGGTTACACGAAGGTGTCACAACTCAAGACGTTCAGAGTGTTTTGGATAAATTTAAATATGGTACTTGTACTATCGGTAACGCATCTTTATTTGAGAACAAAGATTATGATGTTCTTAAGTTTGACGTGAGGGGTAAAAACCTACATGAAACTAATAAACTGTTGAAGGAGTTCCCATACACAAATAGTTTCCCTGACTACCATCCACATTTAACTATCGGGTATTTAATACCAGGTACTGGTAAAAAATATACTAAAGATTTAAGTGGTGTTCAGTTTTCTTTAACTCCTGAATATGCGGTTTATTCAAAACCTGACGGAGAAAAAGTTAAAATAAAAATTAATGTAGGTTAAATGATAATACATATTTTGGTTGAGGAATTTGAAGAGGAGTTTAAGACTCCATGGAAAGCGGGATTGATTAACTCACCAGCAATAGATTATGCGACCAATGCAATACACGGATGGTTTGAAGGTAAAGATAGTATTATTTTTAAATTTAAAGATTATGGATTTATCAATGATAATCGATTTTGTACTTATAACTTATCATCAGGCGCTGCAGGAATAACAATACAAATAATTAAAACAAGAGAAGATGTTAATTAAAAATAAAACACCATATATTGGTAAACTTAAATTAAAATTTGAAAAATATCCTGAGTATTCGGGGAGAAGTGTTTTAAACAATGTGCACCTTAATTTGGGGTTTACTAAGTTGGTATCTCGTATGACACCAAGACAAACTTTGGAAGGAGGTCCAAGTAATATTGACCCAAATAAAATTGAATTGATTGAGAAATACACTGAGGGTGTTATTGGGGTTCATAAGTTTGGACCTGACAATGAGTATGTTTTGGAGAATTCTTTTCTAACTAAAGATGGTGTATACATTGGGGATATTAAACGAGCTTGGTGGTATTACAATAAAAATATGAAAGTATGTAATGACTACCCTCACGGTGTTGCTGAAGTATATGAAGGACAAACTTTAATAGGTTATTATGGATATACCCATAGAGGTGGCTCTATGTTTAAAATTGGTGATAGATTGTTTGATGAATCATATGTACCAAAGGAAGATGATTATGAAGAATGGGAATGGGAAGGTTACAAACAAAAGTTTATGGAATCTTATAAAAAATCAGATGATTTTGACCAAGAGTGGTTGTTTAATGATGGAGTTGCATCGGTTGTACCGTTCAAAAAAAGAGGATGTAAAATAATTGAGAATTGGTCGGAAGTTAAAGAGGCCGCAATAAATATGTCTAAATACCTCTCTTAAATTACGCTAAATTTAAGTCACTACTTGTCATGACTGAAGCTACTTTATCTTGATTTAATAATGAAGTGTTTTTCCTATCAGCAATTGCTTGTCTAATTAATTCGTTATCTGATTTACCTTCCTTAACTTTATCATTTAAACTTTTAGCGAATTTTTGGAAAAACCCTGAACCATTCCAACTAGCGTATGAGAAGTGCATTAATAATCTATCATTAGATTCAACACGTTTTTTAAGTTCAGTTGAAAAATAATTTCCTGAATTTCTATCATAACTATGTTTCATTATTTTGGCGGCCAAAGTTTTTAAAGTATTTTCTAATTCACCACCTTTATAATTCCATTTCCATTTTTTACAAAATTGGTCCATACCCATGTCAGATTTTTGTTTGTCAATAATCCTAAAAAATTCTTTACCATCAGAGGTTTTTTCGATGTCACCGTTATATCTATCAAGTCCAAACATAGTTTCTGTTGACTTACCCATACCACTACTTGGGTGCCCGCACTTTGGATTCCAATAACCACCTTCAAATTTATCAATAACTTTTTTAGTAACCTTTAACCATTTAGAATCCACAGAACCTGAGGTTTTATCGTTTAAGTATGAATCATCGCCTGATGTAGTATCGTCAGTCTCAATTGAGTCGTCTGACGAAGGTGAAGATTTAAGTTTACCCTCAACACCCGCTAACGCGGCTTTAATCATTCTTGTTACAAAATTATCCTCTTGTTCAGATAAGTTATATAAAGACCTGATTTCCTTTTTTTCGGATTCGTTAATAATTAATTTCTTCATTTGATAAAAATATATCTATAAATACTTTGTTATCAAGAATAAGTTATTATCACTTATTGAATATTTATAATCAATGAAAGTAACTATAAAACATATTAATTCTGAGATACCTAAAGACGAGTATATATTATTTGATGATTTTATGAAATTTCTACAGAAAGAATTTCCATTAAAGAATAATATAACAGTAATATTTTTAGGTGAACGAAAAGGTGATATGACTACAGGTAGTAGAACTAAGGATAACGAATTGAAAATACTTTCTAAAGGTAGAATGAATCGTGATATCTTAAGAACTTTGGCTCATGAATGGATTCATGAACACCAAAGAACTATTCTTAAGAGAGGTCAAGGACCTAATATTGGTGGTAGAAACGAAAACGAAGCTAATTCTGGCGCGGGTATCCTGATGAAAAAATTTGAAAAATCATTTCCTGATACTGAAGAACAAATCTATCAGTAATTAAATTTCAGATAAATAACTCCAATTTTTTTGATAATCTTTGTTGGTCGAACAAAATTCTGCATAACCATTAATAATTGGTCGACCAGTATTATAACAACCACAGACAATTGCCCAATTTGAATACTTGTTGTGTAATCTACGTAATAACTTCATACTAATTTCAATATTTAATTCCATGTCGTTACGTAATTTTCTTACAGGAACAGAACTTTTATTAATCAGTTTAGCGGTTGACGGCATAATCTGCATTGGACCTTCGGCACCTACAGTGGAAGTTTGACTTGGGTTATAGTTCCAATGAAACGGTCCTTGATATCGTGTCTCCAAAAATGCAATGTTATATGCAATATATTTTGGAATTTCATAAATAACCGAATACTTCTCAATCAATTCATACATTTTAAGGGAAGTGGGTGATGTTTTCACACCACTCGACTTGCCTAATTCAATACGAGATTCTAAAATAGAATCAGTTGAGGAATTAAGACTTGATAATGATGATAGAATCACCAAACAAGAAATTGCCGCTATTGAAAATAGTAAGATTGCTCGTAAATTCATAATTATTGTGTTACCTTAGTTAATGATGTGTGTTGACCCCAAACATTTTTAGCGTACAATTTAAAAATTGTTGTTCCGATTGAGTCCTGATAAACAGTGTAGTTACCCGTTTTATTGTCGATAACAATTAGGTTGTTACTTTCATCAATCGCCAAGTTAACGTCAGTTTTTAAAACTTTTGTTACTTGATAGGTTGGTTTTTCTTTTTTAGTTGTGGATTTATTGTAATAAATACCTACAAAAAAAGACGCCACTGCGGCACATACGATAATCACATAAATAACCGCATTTTTTAGAACTTTTTTTACTGACTCAACTAATACTTTGATTTTTTCTTTCATAATTTAAAATTTAAAGGTTTCTGTAAATGTTAGGTGTTTTTTAGTTATTAACAAACTTATTAACAAAAAAATAGTTAGTACCTCCTTAAGAGATACCAACTACTTGTAAGTCAAAAATTAATTTTTTACCTGCCAAAGGGTGGTTAGCATCAAGAACGACCATGTCTTCCTTAACTTCGGTTACCTTTACATTAACAGGTCCCATAGGCCCCATACCTTGTAACATTTCGCCTTCTTTAACACCTTCAGGTACATTTACTCTTGGAACTTCAGTAACCATTTCAGGGTTAACGTCTCCATAAGCATCTGCAGATTCAATCTCGATGGTTTTAGTCTCTCCTTCAGACATGTCGATTAATCCAGCCTCAAAACCTTTAATTAGTTGTCCCTGTCCTAATACAGTTTCCAACGGTTCTCGACCTTCTACCAAGGAAGAATCAAATATTGTTCCATCCTCTAACTTTCCTGTGTAGTGAACTTTTACAGTATCACCATTTTGAATTTTTCTCATAGTTTATCTTATTTTTAATAAATGTAGGACTAACTAGTTGAATAATCAAATATTTTTTTGATTTAAAAAAAGTTATAGGTTATACTTATCATTAATAACCCTCTAAAACCCCCTTATTATGTTAAATGAAGAATTTATTGAAGAAATGTATTGGTCGGCATATAGTTCAAACGTAATTGAAGAATTTAGGTCTTCAGTATCGGAAGAGTCACTTAAAAACCCAAAAACAACAAGATATGATATTGTTGAAAAAGTATTTTTTAAGTTTGTTAAGGAAGGTAAGATTGAGTTTATAACTTCAGACCTTATATAATATCAATCGAGGTTACTATTGCGATTTTCTGACTAATCCCCATAAATTTCCAAGATTCCTCAATTAATAAATTAATTCCTGTTGGATAAACATCTTCGGTTAATTCGATACTGTTAATATATAATTTACAATCAACAACAAAAGTTCCGCTATTGGTTGAGTACTTTACGTAATTTACCACAACATAACTGCCCAAACCAAAAAGTAGTTCCAAATCAGATTTGAAAATCTTATTTAATAGAATTTCGAGACATTTTTTCATAACCTAATAATAGGTTATGCGGGTAATAAATCAATTTATGATTTGACATATAATTTCAAATCATATATACTTAAAGAAAAAAATATGTTTTTAAATGTTATACTAACAATCTTAGTTATCGTCTTAATTGTTATTTCGACGGGAGTTTACTTATGGTGGAAGAGATACGGTTCCAACCTATTTAAAATGATGAACACCTTTAAACAAGGAGTTCCTAATATACCAAAAATGTCTGACATGCCAGATATGCCTGTCATGCCTAACCTAAAAAATTCGATTGAGGAGTTTAGAAAGGCAATGGATATGTTAAATAAAATGAATAAAAAGTAATTATTAAATTATTTATTATATCTTTACCAAAAAAAAATAATATGGAAGCTTTAAAAATTGAAGGAGAGTACGGTTGGGTTATTAAAGTCCTTGAGTCTTGTGAGACAGTAGACCAAATACGTGTTAGTCAGACTGTATTTGAAACTTTTATTAAGAAATGGGATAAAACTCTTTCTTTAGAAAGAAAACTGCGTCTACAGAACAATTTTGATAAGTTGAGGTGGGTCCAAAGTAGAAAAATTAAAAAAAACTTGATTAAATAGGGTTGTACGATTGATTTTTTTTAAAATAATGTGTATTTATTAAACACTATCACTCTCATCACGAGAGCCTCTATATATACAAAAGAAGGGTCCCAATGGGACCCTTTTTTATTTCAAATAAGTAATATTTATAAATGACTAATAAACAAATTAATATTTAAATGAAATGGCTAAAGCGAAAGTATCTACAGGTTCAATTAAACAAACTTTTGGTAAAAAAAAGAGTGGTAAACACAAAAGTAAATTTGGACCTAAAGAGGAAAAACCAAAGTCTTACAAAGGACAAGGTCGTTAATTGTAGGAACAAAACAAAAAATGTAAATATTTATATATAAAAACACTATGAAAAAAATTATTGATTGGATTTCGGGGTTATTTAAAGATGAATCAGGTTCACCATCATCAAAGAGATTTGTTGGTATTATAGCTGGATTATCTTTATGTATTACATTATATGTAAATAGCTACTCTCATGGAGATATTAAACCATCTGACACGTTAGTTAATGCGGTTGCGTTATTAGCATTTGGTTGTCTTGGTTTATCATCTGTAGATAAATTTACTGCACTTAAGAAGGACATTAAAGAAGCGAATAAAGAAGAGTAAATTTGTTTTTAATTTAAAAACCCCCTTTACAGGGGGTTTTTTTATTTTAGGTAGGTTAAGATTTTTTCTTTCATACCTGATTGTTTAATACCTTCATTCCCTTTAGGGGTTAATACGAAGTTTTCTAATCCCCAATCATGAACCCACTTAACTGAGTATGACATTCCTGTCTTACCCATATCAAGGTCATCAATTGCAACCCATTCAGTTACCTCAGGATGGTCCTGTAGGTATTGTTTAATCTCCAGTGAACGAGTTTGTTCTAAATCCCACTGACGTACCCAAGGGAAGTCTTCACCGTAGTTATTACACTCACTTAGATTTGGGGTAAATGAAATTGGTTTTTTAACAATTCCCTGAGACTCGTAATACTCACCCATTTCCTCAACGTTACACCATCGTTTCCAATCTGAGGAAACTACAACTTCAGCTCCTGTTTCTTCTAAGATTTCATTAAGAACTTTGATTGCTTTCTTATTGAAATTGTCAAAGCGACAGTCCATAGGGATTTCATTCGTACCCATAGACAGTTTACGTCCTCCCCATTTTTTTTGTTTCGTATAACGACCACCCCACTCTGTGGATAAACAGATTACTCCGTCATGGTCTAAAAATATTACTTTCATATTATTCAATTTCTTTCATTATCATGGAATACCATCTATCTTTGGGTTTATTTTTTTTAAGTACTTCGTTTACAAATACCTCAGCCTTTTCAAGGTTTTTAAATGTTAAGATTGTTTTATAACACCCACTTTCATAACATTCTTTGTATTTGATGTACGACCACCACTTAAACCATAGGAATTTCCTAAAACGTTTAATGGTAAAATATACTTTTGTTGATTCACCTCTCTCATTAAAATAATCTTCACGATTTATACGATATGCCATAATTAGATTACTGAGTTTAATTTTAACCAATATAGAATTGGTAATAAAACACCTAGTAAACCAATAAGTCTAACAACAAACGTTAAGATTATAATTGTTTTAGTAACTTTAATAATTAAAAAAAATGATGAACCGATAAAACATACGATACTCATCAGTAAGATTAATTTTTCCATACCACAAAGATAACAAAAAAATCCCGACTTTCAATCGGGATTTCAATTTTTTAAATAAATTTGGTTATTTAGGAACCAACTTCCTCGAATTCAACATCAGATGCGTCCATCCCACCGTCATTACTTTCTTGATTTACACTTTCATATAAATCTTGACTAATCTTTTGGAACTTCTGTGTTAACTCTTCCATGATTCGTTTAACTGAATCAATTTCTTTTTTACCGTGAGCTTCTTTTAATTCAGTAATACTTGCGGTAATTTCAGTTTTATCTTCCTCAGATATTTTATCACCTAAATCTTCTAATGATTTATTCATTTGGAAAATCATGTTGTCAGCTGAATTTAAAGTATCAACATCTTCTTTAATTTTCTTATCAGATTCGGCATTTTGTTCTGCCTCAAATTTCATCTTCTCTATTTCTTCCTTAGATAGACCTGAAGATGACTCAATTCTGATAGATTGTTTTTTACTTGTAGCTTTATCAACCGCAGATACGTTAATAATACCATTAGCGTCAATATCAAAGATAACCTCAATTTGAGGAATACCTCTCATTGCTGGTGGTAAACCATCTAAATGGAATCTACCAATAGTTCTATTGTCTTTCGCCATTGCGCGTTCACCTTGTAATACATGAATCTCCACAGTTGGTTGGTTGTCTACCGCCGTTGAGAATACCTGTGATTTTTTGGTTGGGATGGTTGTATTAGACTCAATTAATTTTGTTAAAATTCCACCCATGGTTTCAATACCTAATGACAATGGTGTTACATCTAATAGTAATACATCCTTAACATCTCCCGCCAATACACCACCTTGAATTGCCGCTCCTAAAGCAACAACCTCATCAGGATTAACACCTTTTGATGGTTCTTTACCAAAGAATTCTTTAACCGCGTTTTGGATTGCTGGAATACGAGTAGTACCACCAACTAAAATAATTTCATCAATTTCACCGATAGTAATATTCGCATTTGACATTGCGGTTATACAAGGTTTAATTGTTCGTTTAATTAATGAATCTGCCAATTGTTCAAATTTGGCACGAGATAAAGAAGTTACTAAGTGTTTAGGTCCTGTTGAGTCGGCACTTAAATACGGTAAGTTAATTTCTGTTTGAAGTGATGATGATAACTCAACTTTCGCCTTTTCTGCCGCCTCACGTAAACGTTGTAACGCCATTGAGTCTTTAGTAACATCAAGACCGCCTGTTGATTTTTTAAATTCATCAACCATGAAATCAACAATCACTTGGTCAAAGTCATCCCCACCTAAGTGAGTGTCTCCGTCAGTTGATAAAACCTCAAATACACCATCCCCTAAGTCAAGAACAGATACATCGTGAGTTCCACCACCACAGTCAAATACAACAATTTTCATATCTTTAGACATTTTGTCTAAACCATAAGCTAATGCCGCTGCGGTAGGTTCGTTAATAATACGTTTAACAGTTAGACCTGCAATTTCTCCAGCTTCTTTGGTTGCTTGACGTTGTGCGTCATTAAAATATGCTGGTACAGTAATAACCGCTTCTGTAACACTCTCCCCTAAATAATCTTCAGCGGTTTGTTTCATTTTTTGTAAAACAACTGCGGAAATTTCTTGTGGTGAGTAATGTCTATCATCAATACTTACTCTTGGAACGTTCCCATCTCCTTTTACAACTGAGTATGGAACTTTAGACGTTTCGTTTTTAACCTCATCATAACTTGCACCCATGAAACGTTTAATTGATGAAATTGTTTTGGTTGGGTTTGTAACCGCTTGTCTTTTTGCTGGGTCACCAATTTTTCTTTCCCCACCATTAATAAATGCCACGATTGAGGGTGTGGTTCTTTTCCCTTCACTGTTCGTAATGACAACAGGTTCACTTCCTTCCATGACTGCCACACATGAATTTGTTGTACCTAAGTCGATACCAATAATTTTTCCCATAGTTAAATAATATTTTGTGTAATTATATAGAATAAAATTTATGGAGTCAAGCTCCAAAGTAGAATACTATATAATTGTACCAAAACAAAAAAACTGACAAATTGTCAGTTTTATAACTATTCAGGTGACAAAGTATACAGTCTGGAATAATTTCTTTGTAATTTTCTACCCGCCAACCTAATTCTTGGTTGGAATCTGACCATTAGGTCGAGTAAATGTTTTGAATTTGCGATGTATTTTTGTGGTTCATTACCAAAAGATTTAACACCTGCGTAATAGTCTCGTAAAAACCACTTATATAAACGATTCATTATTGGTACCAAATATTCGGGGTTGTGTTGTTTAATTCTTTCCATTAAAGTATCAAATAATTTGTTGGCATCAAAATTTTCCATCATTTTAGCCGATTTCCAATACTTAGTTTCTTTAAATTCGTCAAATGTCATTCTTAAACGTTTACTGTAGGCTTCTTGAGACATGGCTCTTATCTCATATGGTTCAGAATAATACACAAAATATAAAAAAGTACTCCAAACTTTAAATATTTCTTTAGGTACATTATAATTTGTACTACCAGCATAACTTAATGTTGTATCAACTAACCCCGCCTTGTTTAAATTTCTATTATAAAATTCATAAACATGATTAAACTCGTGCATAATAGTGTCTCTTAAATCTAAAGACAATTCATTTTTCATATCATATTCAAAGTCCTGATTAATATATCCACTGAAGTCAAATTTAGCAACAATAGTCTTATTTACATCGTCTAATAAATATTTTGGTAAACTATCGCTTGGTTTTTTAAGATATGACCCATCATCTTTTTTAAATAAAATTTGTTCTGCGGCACCACCCGAAGAATATTTAAATTCAAATCTATCTCGTCTAAGTTTATCCATGGTAAAATTAATCCTTATCTCCTCAACAGGAAACTCTAAGAAATCATCAACACTATCTCTATAGATGTATTTAATGTCCTTGAATTGTATAACAATATCTTCAGATATTTTTTTATCGTTACCTTTTAAAAATTTATCAACTTTTGGTAATAACACAGAATAAACCAAATTAACAAATGGTATTGTTGCTCTTGCAACTCCAAGGTCTTCTGATAATAACGACATTTGATTTTCTGTTAGTATAATTTCCATAAACATAAATACGCAAAAAAATAGTAATTATTTGACTTTTACTATTTTAAGAATATATTTATTTCCAATGATACGAAACAGAAAAAAACGAAACTATGAAAACATTATAATAAACGGTATTACCGTTAACAATCCCATCATTAATTGATGGGATTTTTTTTGCCCATACGTTAACAATAAATAAACATAAATAAAACAAAAAATGAAGAACACAAAAAGTTACAATGAATTAGTACAAAAGATGAGAGGATTTTTCCTTGATAAAGGTTTTATAGAGGTACCAACCCAATCTAGATTATCAATATTAGCGGCATGTGAGAACCCACATTCAATCGCTACTTTCAACTATAATGGGGAGATTTGGCCTTTACCACAGACAGGTCAGATGTGGTTGGAGTATGAGTTACTTAAGAACCCTGAATGGGAAGGAGTATTCTGTATTTCAACATCTTATAGACAAGAAAAGAACCCAATCCATGGTAGACATGAATTAATATTCCCAATGTTTGAATTTGAATCTAAAGGTACGATGAAAGATATGGTGGAACTTGAATCAGAACTTTTGAATCACTTGGGATTTAACAAACCTGTTGAGGTAAAATATGATGATGTTTGTGAGGAATATGGAAATGTTTCAATTTTAGAGGACGAGCATGAATCGAGAATGTGGGAAGAAAAAGGTTCGGTGATATCACTTCAAAATTTTCCATTAAGAACAAACCCATTTTGGAACATGAAACATAATGAAAATAGTGTCTTTAATAAAGTGGATGTAATTCTTTACGGGCAAGAAACAATTGGAAGTGCGGAAAGAAGTTGTGACCCTGAAGAGATGAAACATAATTTCTACACGATTGAAGGTGGCGGTTATTCCGCCAAGTTGTTTGAACTATTTGGTAAAGATAGAGTTGAGAAAGAACTTGAAGAATTCTTATCTTTGGATTTCTTCCCAAGATTTGGTGCGGGTATTGGTTTAACAAGATTGTCAAGGGCTTGGAATTTAAATCAAGTTGAATTGGAATTTATTTAATTTTTTTGTACCTTTGTATTATGAATAAGAAACCAATCAGTAAAAACGACATTGAACCTAAAAAGTGGGAACGTATCTACGAAGATGAAGATACGATTAGTATTTGGAAATACAATTCAAAAATAAGTATGATTAACCCTTATGAGGTTGAGATAAAATATAAAAAACAGCCAGTTACTGGTGGTGTTAAGAGAACAAAATTAAGTGGGTCGTAAAATTACCCACTTTTTTTATATTTATTAATATGAGATTACTTAACATTCTTAAAGAAAGTATTAATAAAAAACTAATGTTAAACTCCTTAAAGGACATGGGGTTTAATAATGAAGACTCTCAATTTGAGTTGCAAAGTTTAGTTAGTTATGTTGAGAATTTACCTAATCCTGTAAAATTATATAGAATAGTCGTAATTGACGATAAGAACGATATTAACACGACTTACCCTGGTTCCCATTACTCAACAAGCCAAAAAGATTTAGAATACTCACATTCTTATTTAACAGGATATGGTGACAAATATTTTTTAATGGTAGTAAGTGCCGATAAGAAATTAATTGATGTTAATAGTACGATTCATAACAATATTCTTTATCCTAATGAGAATGAAGTAACTTTAAAAAATAGAGGTAAAGGTGTTGAGATATTAAGTATTAAAAAAATAAAATTTTAAAATAAACTAAATTAAATTAAAAAAAATGTTATTAAAAAAAGGGTCTAAAGGTGAAGACGTTAAAAAACTACAATCAAAATTAGGTCTAGTGGCTGACGGTGATTTCGGTTCTGGAACTGAAACTAAAGTAAAAGAATGGCAATCCTCAAACGGATTAACCGCCGATGGTGTCGTTGGAGACGGTACTTGGGGTAAAATGTTTGGTGGTGAAGTGATAAAAAAAGATGTGGTTATCCCAACAGGAGGACCATTAAAATTGGAAAAATTAAAAGGTCACGTTCCTGATGCGGTTATCTCACAAATTCCTGAAACTGCTGCGAAGTTTAATATAACTAACCCATTAAGATTAGCTCACTTCTTGGCACAATGTGGTCATGAAAGTGGTGGATTTAAAGCGGTTAGTGAAAATGTTAATTATTCTGCTGATGGTCTTAAAAAGATTTTTGGGAAATACTTTCCTGGTAACTTAAATGAGTCTTACGCTCGTCAACCTGAAAAAATTGCTGCAAGAGTGTACGCTGACCGTATGGGTAATGGTAATGAAGCGTCAAAAGAAGGGTTTAAATTTCGTGGAAGAGGGTATATCCAATTAACTGGAAAATCAAACTACACAAACTTTGCCAAATTTATTGGTGAAGATACGGTAACAAATCCTGATTTAGTTGCTACAAAATATCCATTAGCTTCCGCAGCATTTTTCTTTGATTCAAACAAACTTTGGTCAATATGTGATAAAGGAGCTGACGTTACCACGGTAACTGCGGTCACAAAAAGAGTTAACGGTGGTACTATCGGATTAGAAGATAGAATCAAACACTTTAAAGAATATTATTCATTATTATCATAAAAATAAAAACCCCCTTAATTGGGGGTTTTTTGTTAAAGAAACTTCACCTGATTAGTGATTGGGTCCCAATCAATATTCCAAGGTAAGTGAGAGTAAAGGTATCTTTCATCTAATACTGCCGCGTTGAAATAATGAGTGTGTCCGTCAAAGTAGTGTCCATATCCTGTGTGGATGTGACCACAAATGTGAATCTTCGGTTTGATAGTTTTAATTCTTTCCGCCAATAATTCACAACCTAAATGGTCTCCTCTGCGACCTTCAACGTCATCCAAGAATCCCCACGCAGGTCCGTGAGTAACTAAGATGTCAGTGTCCTCAGGAATTGCATTCCATTTTTCTTGTAACTCAGGTCCGTTTTTTTGTAGGTTGAACGCCCATTGATAAAATTCAGGTTGCCAAGGACTACCATAAACTTTAACCATTTGATTGTCATCCCCAACTTTCGCCCAATCATCTTGCAAGTAATTAACGGTTTTGTAAGAGTTAACAATTTGCATCGCTTTCTCGGCGTTGTTTTGGAAACCCCAATCGTGATTACCCGCAATGAATATTTTGTGGTCATAGTTATCGATTTTATCGAACCATTTAGTGAATTCAGTAATCTCGTGCTCATAACCCATAGAAGATATATCTCCTGCGTGGATTAACAAATCACCACCAGGTAAATCCTGGGTTATGTGTTTGTGTTTTGTGTGTGTATCTGATATAATTGTGATTTTCATAGTACAAATATAATAATAATTTTTAATCCCACCAACCTTTTATTCCAGAACCGTCAAATTGTTCATCCCAATCAACGTCTTTATCAAATTTGGTATAATCTTGACCTTTTAAAATAGTAAAAAGTTCATCCCATTCTTGTCGTTCAATTTCACGAGCTCTATCAAACACTTTACGATTGTGAATTTTTTCTTCGTCAGTGTCTTTATCAACTAAACGACTGTATCCTGGTTTATCCTCAACTGGTTCAAACTCCCAATCGTGATGTACTATTTCGCCAAGTTCTTTTTCCGACATTTCAATGTAGTTATCCTGATTGTAGTTTTTAATTAACTCAATGGCTCTACGCATTGCGGCCACTTTCTTTAAACGAGGTCCATCAACCTCATTACCATATTTTTCAATAGTGTCAGAAGTATTGGTTAACCCAATTTCAAGAAACTTTAAAGTTCCGTGATGGTCAAACCAATAATGGCTCCATAAAGCTTTTCTAAATGTCCAAACATTCTTAAAGAATCTTGGTAAGTCATATCTAAATAATTCATATGTTTTATACCACCAAGTTTGGTGTCGTATTAATGTTTTAAGGCTATCCCCAAAACTATCTGCAAATCCTACTTTCATAACTTTAATTTTTTACAAAGGTAGGTAATTTTTTCCAAATAAAAAAGGGGATAGTAGCGAACTTCCCCTTTAATTTGTTACCACAACAGTAACGGTCCTAAAAGTCCCCAACTTGGGGATTATTTTTCTTTAACTAAAACTAAACACCTTTTAAGATATTCTTTAGCTCTAGGTGTTGGGTCAGGATGACCAAGTACTTTCTCAATGTCTTTAACTAATTCTTCACCGTGTTCGTTTTCTTTATAAAGTTCAATAACTTTATCCATTGCTTGGATACACCCGTTATTAGTCTCGTCAAAATAATTCTTTTTTCTAAAACCATTAATATGATTCATTAAGTTAAATGCCAAATGTTCACCACCATCATTAATTGTTTCAGGGTGTAATCTTAAAGTCCTTAGCATATCTAATGTATCAACCATTCCGTTAATACCACCTTCTCTTTTGTAGATTTTATTTGAATAGTTTTGGAAACTTTTAGACGGACCAACAATGTTATCTAAAGGAATTATATTTCCTGCAACACATCTTGGCTTTTGTTCTTTAGACTCAATTTCAGTTTGTTCTAAAATATGTTGTCTAATTGTCATACGAAGTTTTTTTTCGTCAATTGTAATTTTTCCCATTTTGTTTTCTTTATACTATAAATATTAGAAGAAATGTAATTATTTGTGAAGTCATATATTTATAGTAAAATAAGTCCGAGAGACATAAATTTTAAATACAATACTATGGATGATGAGAGTTCCTATAAAAACATGGAGAAAGATATTTTTAGAAAATCTTTCAGTAAAATTTTTAATGTTAGCAATGTTCTTCAACCCATTTGGGTTCGATGCCATCCAATACTATCTTATTACAGTAACAGGGAGTATCTGGTACGCCAATTTAATTATGTACTTCATCTCGGGATTCTTCTTTGGTCTATACTTTTATTTTCGAAAATTATCTAAATGAAACTAATTGAATCCCACATATATAGAATAACTAACTTAATGGGGTTTACCCCTAATAATATTATTATTGAATCTGAAAATGATAATAAAGACGAATATTATTTAAAAAGAATTGTTAATTTATTACAGTTCAACCGATTATATAATAGTGAAAATAAAATAAATTTAAATAAAATTCAACAATTTGCCAAAGAAAATTTAATAGATTTTGGATTATTGGAAAGGGGCATGATTAAATTATTAAAGTTAAAGGGTAATCGAAAATTAAATTTATCCGAATTTTTTAGTGAATTAATTAAATCTTTAGAAAAAAGACATTCTCATAATTACATCGGTAACCTTGAAACTAACGACGAATTTTCATTTGAACCACAAGAACCATCAGTCGTACCTAAAAAAGTATATAAAGAAGAGTTATATTATTTACAAATTGAATTATTAAAACTTCAAGAGTGGTTAAATAAAACTGGAAAAACAGTAATTATTGTTTTTGAGGGTAGAGATTCTGCGGGTAAAGGGTCAACTATTAAAAAATTTACTGAAAACATGAACCCAAGAAATTATAATGTAATTGCTCTTGGAGTACCAACACCTGAAGAAAGAAAAAATTGGTGGGACAGGTACAGAAGTCAAATTCAAAAAGGTAAAATAAATTTATTTGATAGAAGTTGGTATAACAGAGGTCTTATTGAGCCAGTTATGGGTTATGGTAATCCTGAAGAATATGAAAATTTTATGAATAATGTTGAGGGGTTTGAGGAAGATTTGGTTAAAGACGGTAATTTTTTATTTAAATTGTGGTTCTCAATAGAAAAAGAAACTCAACAAAATAGATTTGATATGAGACAAAAATCTCAACTCAAGTATTGGAAGTATTCCCCTAATGATGAAAAAATGCAAGACCTTTGGGATAGATTTACAGAATTTAAAGAAAAATTATTTGATAAAACATCAACAGTTAATAATCCTTGGGTTGTCATTGATTCAAACGATAAAAAAATTTCAGGATTAAATTCAATCAGGTATATACTCCAAAATATACCTTATGAAGATAAAAATAAAAAAATATTAAATCAATATTATCCTGAAGCTCTTTCAGTTTTAAACCCTAAGTAATTACTCCACCAATTTATCATCATCTGGCGATTTTGGTAGGATAAGTTGTAACCAAATATCAAACACTAAAAAGTAAATCCACCAAGTTAAGTCTGATATTGGATGACGGTCAGAATTTAAATTAGTTAGATATAATAAAACAAGTATGTTTGTTGCAATATATATTCTGACAACTATAACTAAAAATATTAAAAATTTTTTCATATTATAATTTAATCTCAAAACGGTTTTTCATAATCTCCAATTTGTCTTCAGGAACTCCGTGAGTATTGACCCCTCCGTGACGGTTTTCAACAATAACTGTAAAAACGGTATAACCATATTTTTTAGCCAATTTAAAATATTCGTCCATCTCCCACTCTTGTGTGAATGTATTTGATACGGCGATTTCTCGATAATATTGGTCATTTAATAATGAGTCTTTCATATAAGTTTCCACAGTATCCTGACAGAATTTATGAGCGTCTTTGATTTTTGAAACATCAAATTTATATTCACCAGTTTCTTTATCAATAAAATATTTGTCGGCTTCACAGACTAAAAAGTCCTCACCAACTAATTTTTCGGCAAAAGTAGATTTACCCGAACCAGGTAATCCTCTAACAATAAAAAGTATTTTTTTTTCCATACCACAAAGATAGTGGTTTTATTATTGAAAACAAGCTGTATTATAGAAATATTTTAGCAAACTCACACACTCTAATTGCGGTGTTAATTGTTTTATAATATAGGTTGTAGAATGTTTTTTGGTAATTTTTCACAACATTAAATATCATGTTTTTCTTCATTAACTAATATTTCTATTTGTCTTTTAACCATTTCTAATGTTGTGTAAGCGTAAACTTGAGAATCTTCTAAATTTTCTTCAGGAAATTGGATTTGTTGCAACTCAATCCAATCAATAATTTTCTTACAGTCACACATATTACTCTGTTTCTTTGGGTAATGTCAAAACCATCTTTTCAATCTTACATCTTCCTCTCTCACCGATTGGGATTGGGTTACCATACTCACTTATCTGAACAAATCTGATATTAGTTTTAAGTACAAGAATTTGATTTCCCGTGTAAACGTCATGAGCTCTTGCCTCCATATATAATGTTACTGAAGTATTACCAAGTTTAGAAGGATATCCATAAATTTTAAGTAATTGGCCTTCCTTCGCTGGCTTTTCAAAATTACACTTATCAATTGACACTGTAACCATTCTTGGCGAGTCACATAATTGCATTGAGTACCCTGCTGCGGCTGAGTCAATCCATGCTAATAGTTTACCACCGAAAAGATTTCCATGGAACCCTAAATCGGATTTTTTAATCGGGTGAGTGTTCAATAATTCCATAGGTAAATTATAATAAAAAAAACATTAAACGTAAATAAAAGTATTTATATCATATGTTAAGTAATCAACAAATAGAAAAAATAAATACGACCATTTCCAACAAGGCATTCAATTACCAAGGGGAGATACTCAATGGTGTTGATACAAAAGTGAATATTGACTTTAAGATTGAGTTTTTAGGGTACAAAGAAATGATTAGTGTTGGTGAATATTACAATTACTTAAAAGTGGGTATTACTATTGTTGAGTTAAATGACCCATTATCAAAATTAATTTTTTCAGGGGATAAAAATGATAACTTAATGGATTGGAAGGTTTTCTTTAAGGCCAGTTTATATTATTTTTATTCTAGTTTAGAATCTTATATTTCTTCAGTTATTAAAATGTTTGATAGTGAAGATAGTAGAATTACTATTTGGGATATTAAATTAGATTTAGAAAAAGAAAAACCAAAAATGAATGAAGGTAGAATGAGTAGAGTTGCTTTAAAAACAGTAGTTAGAGATATTATATATAAAGTTAAAGAAGGTAAGAAAGGTTTCTTTTATTTACCTAAAGAAGATGATTCATATGAATTCACCAATTTACCATTTTCTTTTGATGTGGAGTTAACATTAAAAACTAGTGGTAACATTAAAGATTATCAAATGAATGGTTATTACTCACCTGAGGATGAAGTAGTTGAGATTATTATAATATTTAACCCTAAAAGATTTAAAGAATATGCTTATAATTTAATTGGTGAATTAAATGAGGTGTTGGCTCACGAATTGGAACATGGTCATCAGAATTATAGAGGTGAATTTGAGAATAGAAACGATGCCGACACTAAAGAGTCTTTAGTTTATTACACCCAAGAACATGAAATACCCGCACAATATGCAGGATTTAAAAGACTTGCTAAATTAAGGAAAGAACCACTTAGTTCTATTGTTAATGATTGGTTTAGAACTCACAAAGATATTCACGGTTTAACCGATGATGAAGAAAAAATAGTAATAGATAAGATTTTAAATTTTAAAAGATAATTATCTTTAGTTTTTTTCCTTAAAAACTCTAATTAATTTAGAGAACAACTCTTTCACAACAATACCTGATACAGTTAAAACACCAAAAGAGGATAATCTAATTGCGATTTCTTTAGCGTCACCTGTTTTAAATGCCCCTGAAATAACTGCACTATAAACAATAGGTATTAATGGGATAATGAATGCGTAACTCATTATATTAGTGACTGAATGTAATGTGATGTTTAACCCATCCATAAAATCAACAAAAGTACTTTTTAATTGATTTGCTTTATTTAAACTTGTTTTAAATTCTTCAGACAATCCCTCAGATTTAATTCTCTCTAATATTTTTCGAATCATTTCTTTATTGTTCATATAGAACGTCGCAATAATTCCTGTTAATATTAGACTCATTTCCACATCAGAAACATTAGGGAATCTACCAGATATAAACTCATTTAAAGGGCCAATAAACCCCCCGATACTTGCCCCCCATGTAAATAAGAATTCAAAATTCATACCCATTTGTTGTGACGACATTTTCAAAACGTCTTTAACAAATTTATAGTTTTGTTTAACCATATCACCGAATTCGTCATTAACGGATTCTCGTAATATAATTCTTTTTTGATTTTCGTTTATTAATAAAGTAGCACTCATACAACAATAAATACTTTGATTATATTTATTATTAAATTGAATTATAAATTTTATGATTAATCCTGAGTTATATGCTGGTGATAGAGTAGTTGTCCTACATATGGATGATGAATTTTCTGCGGTACCTATTGGAACTGCTGGAACGGTTAAATCTCATACTAAGGTATTTGGAGGTGACCTATATTATGTGAAATGGGATAATGGTAGTTCTTTAGCTTTGCTTGGTGATGTTGATATTTGGGATACTGAAGAAAGTATGATTGCCAAGAGGACAATTAAAAAGAAGGTTGTTGAAGGCGAGTATGAAAGAAATATTAATTTATTAAAAAATATTGATGTATTTAAGAACTTTAATATGAAATTCTTACAAAAGTACTTGTTGGCCGTTAGGGAATCCAGTATTGTTAATATGTTTGCGGCATCCGATTACCTATGGTTAGGTCGAGAAAGAATTGAACATGAATTCAAATACAAAGACATACACAACGAAGACGCATTTGAACAAGTATTAGAAATGGCCGACAAAGCACAATCAGAAATGGTACAAGGTGTTATGAAAATTCTTGAAAACGAAGGTAAGGAAGTTAGTTTAGAAAATGTTAACCGAAATATTAAAAGGTACGCATCTAAAGTTCTTCAGAATTACATGATGTTATTTTAATTCAAATTCCCAAACATCATCTTTCATAACAGGGTTAACAAACAAATCTAAAAAAACTGCGTTTTGTTCACCAGCGTGTAAACCTATTATATTGTAATCATAAAATTCTTCAGCTTCACCCATAGTCATTAAGTCTCTCTCTTGGAGTATATCTAAGATTATTTGTTTTGAATAAAGAATTCTTCTACCGTTACCAAATTCCTCAACAATTCCAATTATTGCACTCTCTAAACCATCTAAAAGGATGGCACCTTCTGCGTATTCGTCTATATCTACTATCATATTATAATGATACTAAAAATATTTACTCCAATCAATATATTTATAAGGAAAACAATAACTATGAACGCATATTTTTTTAAAATGACAAACGAAGAGAAAACTAACATTCTTGACCAACATAAAGAAGTTTATGATGGGTATGTTACAAACTACTCTCAACCAAATACTCAACCTTTATATGTACAAGATTTTGCTAACGATAAAGAAGGTATAACGGTTAACAATAAAGGCGTTGTTAGTACTTACAAAAACATGGGTATTAATGAACAATCTCATATATCCCCAGGTTCTGCTTACGAAGGTGAAGATACTTTTGAAAGTGAAGAAGAGGAAGAAGGATACATGGTAAGTGTTGGAGAACAGTTAGATATGATTGGTGACGGAGAAGATGATTTATCTCAGGGTACTTTCGATATTGATGATGAAGAGGAAACTCAATTTTTAGTTAGCCCTGAAGATGATATTGAACTTGATGATTATAAAGACAGAAGTATGTATGACCCATATTATGGTGATGAGGATGAAAGTGATTTTGAAGAAGATTTATTCGGTGAAGACTTTGATGATGAAGAAAAAGGTGACATAGCCTTTAAGATTCACGAATCATTAGATATGTTTAATAGAATAAAAAAATATAACTAATTTTGTCTTTTCATAAAAAATAAGATATTTCTTTGTTATAAACTAAATTAAACATTAGAACATGGAAATTAAAGAATTGGTTTCGTTTTTTATAAATGAATCATCGGAAACTTTAGAAATTACTTTTAGGTTGACGATTGACAGTGAAGACGAGATTAGAACAGACCAAATACAAATAAGTGAGACTCAATCATTTGGGTATAACTTTGAAAAATTTAAAATAAGTCCTTTAAGAGATTTATTCGAAGAGGATGAAGATGAGGACGGATTTGAAAGTTTATTCGATGACGATGATTTTGAAGACCCATTAGATGAAGATGAGATTATGTCTTTTTTGAATGAATATTACTTAATCTACCCAAAGAAATTACCTACCGCAGAATTTTTTTAAAATAACTACCCCCTTAATTGGGGGTTTTTTGTTTTAGAAGTATTTATAATTAAAATAAAAATTATGTCGGAAAATACAACTCCAGTTTCAGGATTCGCTGACACATTCTTATCTAAACTAAAAGAACAATCATTTACCATTATAGTTATGGTGGGTATTATTTGGTATCAAGGTAAAATGATGGAAGAACGAGTTTCTTATTGGCAAAAATTATATGAAGAAAAAGAAGCATATATAGAACAAACCACAAAGGAGGACAGGGAAGATTTATTAGAAAGAATTAAATATCTTCAAGACCAACGAGACAAGTATGTTGAGGACGCAATTAATGAATTAAAAGAAAAATGAAAAATCTACCTAAAGAAGAGCTACTAAGCAGACTTGAAGCAATTAATAGAAGTAACGCTATTATCTACTTTGACCTTAACGGAATTATATTAGGGGTTAATGATATTTTTTTAGAAGCAATGGGCTATGGTAAAGGTAACCATGAAGATTTAGTTGGAAAGCACCATAGTATTTTTGTATGTGATGACTATGCAAGAACACTTGAGTATGAAAAGTTTTGGGATATCTTAAGAAGCGGTAGGTACTATCAAGGCGAGTTTGAAAGAAGAAAAAAGGATGGTACTCTTATTAATCTTCAAGCAACTTACAATCCTATTTTTGATGAAGAGGGTAAGATTACTAAAATAATGAAGATTGCCACTGATATTAGTTTAATTGTTAATAGCCAAAAACAAATAGAGGCAATCAATAGAAGTACTGCTCTCATAAGTTTTAACCTTGATGGGTTCATAACAGAAGTTAATTCTATATTTTTAGAAACTATGGGATATACTGCTAATGAAAAATCTAAAGTCATCGGCAAACATCACAGTGTTTTTGTGAGTTATGAGTATTCAAAGTCTGATGATTATACTAAGTTTTGGGAAAGCTTGAAAAAAGGTAAATACTTTGATGGGATTTTTGAAAGAAAAAAAGTAGATGGCTCTACTGTTTATCTTCAAGCATCTTACAATCCTGTGTTAGATAGTAAAGGAAATATCACTGATGTAGTTAAAATTGCAACTGATGTTACTGAGTCTGTAAACAATAAGAAAAAAATAGATGACTTAACAAAGAATTTGACAATTGAGCTAAATAATTCAGAAAAACTTAAGAACTCAATAGAGATAGAAAAGAACGCAGCATTGAATGACTTAGACATAGTGATGAAAAAAAGTCAATCTGAGCTAATAAAAACAATTGTAAAGGTTGCATTGTCCGTTATCATTGGTGTAGGTGTTGTAACAACTATGTTATATTGGATGGCTATGGTTACAGGTAAAGACACACAAATTATAGGTTCTACTTGGAGTAATATGTTTAGTGTACTACTAACAAACGCGTTTTCAATAGTCGGTACAATTATGGGTATTAAGTATGCAACGCAAGATGGAAAAAAACAATAAATGAATTAAAAGATAAATAAATTATGAAAAAACACGCACACATTAAACACAACGAAACCGCAGAAACACATTCAGATGAAACTTCTGGCGGAGCATCAATTGATAACACAACTACTGCATCCGCAGGTGTATCAACGGGAGATGAAAACGCATCAATAGGTATTGAGGCGTCAGTTAAAAGTGGAACCGAGGCATCTGTAGAAGGAGGATTAGACGGTAATAATGTTTATGTAGAAGCAAACTACTCAGATACAACTGAGGCTCATGTAACAGTAGAAGGTCAAGCCAATGCGGAAGGATTTGGAGTTAGTGGTACTGTTGACGCTTATGTTAAAACAGGAAATGAAGCGAGTTTAGAAGTAAGAGCTGGTGATGAAGGAGTCGTTGCGAACGGGGAACTATCTTCAGGAAGTTCAGTTGGTGTAGATGGTGAAGGAACATTAGATTTGAGAGAAGGTTCTGTAACCGCAGGTGCAGGGGTATCAGTTGGAGAACAAGTTGGTATCGGTGGTGGTGGTGAAGCTACTTTGGTAGATGGAGTTGCAACCGTAGGAGTTAGTGGTGAAGTGGCGGTTTTACTTGGTGTTGATGTTGATTTAAGTGTTAGTATTGATACAAACCAAATTGCAGAAGACGCTAAATTAGCCGCGGAACAATCAGAACGTGCGGCGGCAGAAGCTCAAGAATTGGCTGAATTAACACGAAAAGAAACTGAACGACTTGCGGCAATCGCCCAAGAAGAAACTGAAAGAAAAGCGAAAGAGGCTCAGGAAGAATTTGATAGACAAGCGAAAGCGGCTAAAGAAGAAAGTGATAGATTGGCGAGAATTGCACAGGAAGAACTTGACAGACAGGCGAGAGCGGCACAGGAAGAACTTGACAGACAAGCGAGAGCGGCACAAGACGCACTTAATAACGCGGCAAGAGAAGCTGAAAAATCAAAATGGAATCCTAAAAATTGGTTTTAAAAAAATATGAGAACAGACGTTGATTATATAATTTCTTTAATGAAAGAATTCACCCCTAATAGTTCTAAGAATGAAATAGGGGAACAGGACGCTGCCCCCGCAGCGGGGGCAACTTCTTCAGGTGGGGGTAATTCACCATCCACTTGGTCTGACATTGTTGGGTCAAAACTTACCCGAGGTAAGGCAAATAAGTTAGGTAGGTCAGGTGAAAAATGGGAATCAGGTTTAACCCGAGGTCCTGCTAATCAATTGAAGTAATACTTTATTGTAATAATAAACTATTTATCATTAATAAGATATTTATAGAAAAATAAAAAATGGAAAAATTAGTCTTTGAAGGGATTTCCCACAACCTACAATATGTTTTTACTAACAGAGGGGTTTCAAGAATTTCGGAACAATTAAACGATTTAAACGGTAAGAATTATGTTTCTTATACCCATAACAACTTAAATGTTGCTATAGATATAATGAAAGAGAATACCGAATTTAAATTTAAAACAGGTAAGTTAGACCTTGTAGAATATGCCGCAGCCCCGAGAAGATTCCTAAATAATATTATTGAAATATTTCAACCTGAGAATTCCATATCTTTAATTAAAGAGTGGGAAACTATTTTTGGTGGTGATTTATTATTAATTAACGAATCTGTTGATAGTTTAATAGTTGAATCAAGAATTAACGAATCATGGGAGTCATTCAAGATTCTTTTAGAACAATGGTATAATCCTGCCGATTGGGCTAGAGGAATTGCTAAAGGTGCTGAGAACGTTTATAATTACGGTAAAGAAAAAGTACAACAATTTAAAAAATGGGGTGGAGAACAAGTAAAACAAATACAACAAAAAGGTATTTGGAATTACGCTAAAGAAAAAGGTGCCGCTCTTTGGGACACCGTTAAAAATGCCGTTAAATCCGCATATAAATGTTTATCAAATAATTTTGTTGAGTGTTTAATGGAGGGTATTAGAGGAGCGGTTATGTCAGCTGGTGGAGTTGCGGTATTAACAGGTATATCTATGATTCCCGCTATTGGTCAAATACCGACAGTTATTATTTTTGGGGCATTACTTCTTTGGGATTTATATAAAATGATGAGTGGTAAATATGAATCGGGGGAATATCAATGGTCTGTTATGGATATTGTAATTGACGCTATTTCATTATTATTACCTGCCTTGGGTAAAGTTGTTAAAGCAGCAACCATGGGGATTAAAAGTTTTGCTAGTTTAGGTAAAGCTGCGGTTTCTAAAGGAGGAGTATTATTAAAAGTATTTAACGCCATTAAAGGTGGAATAGTTAAATTGGGTGGTTATATAACACAAGCAGCTACTTGGTTAGGTGAGAAATTAGGAATGACCACATTAAAAAGTTGGGGGTCAAGAGCTACCTCTCAATTAAGTAAAATAACTGATGATATGGTTGCAGGTAGTGGAGGTAAAATCGCCACAAAAGCTTCAACCAAAATTAAACCTGTTAGTGTAGGCCAAAAAGTTAAAAGTGGTTTAAACAAAGCGTATAGACCTGATTTAGGTAAGGCAATTCCTGCTAAAGGTGTTATTGTTAAATCAGCAGGTAACGCATTTTTAGTTACAACGGCAATTTGTGCGGCGTTAGGATTAAATGGGGCAACATGTACCGAAAAAATAGAAAATGGTGAAGTTACACCTGAACAATACGAGGCGGCAAAAAAACAAGCGGATATTGACATGTCTAATGCGATGGCTGCGGATGACAGTGGACTTGACTTAATGGCACTTTAAATTAAATAAAAAAAATGAAAATTATGAACAAAAATGAACAAATAATTGAATCTTTACATAGAGTTAAATTGTTAATGGGGTATAAATCCACAATGACGTTAACTGAAAATGTTGAAAACCTAAAAGACTCTTTTATTAATGAGTCAATTATTATCACAGAAGGTGCAGGTAAACCTTTACTTACGGCTTTATTTGGTGGTGTGGATGATGCGGTAAGAGCAGCCTCTATTTTGGCAAAAGACGCCAAATACGTTGCGGCAACAAAGTCTATTGACGATGCAATTGCCGTTACAGGTAAAATAGCTCAAACTGATGGTAGGATACTAACAAAATCAAAGGATATTATCACGGCTATGGAGAAAGGGACTTTAAGTACTGCTGGGGTTAACCAATTAAAGGCAGGATTTTTAAAAAGTGGTAATCTTGGACCTGAACTTAGAAACACATTAGTTAATCAAGCCTCAGTTGACGCTAGAAATATTAAAGCTTTCCAAGGGATGACTCAGCAAGAAATAAAAGACGTATTAGTTAAAAAGGGGTTTAACACAGGAATTGCCGATGACATAGCAACACAAATACATCCTAAAGTTGGTGGTAAATTACCTGTCAAAGGTAATACAACAACTAAAGGTAAAACAAATGCTAAGGGTAAAAATACTACACCAGCAAGAAAAACTAGAGTAAAACCTGGCTCAAGAACTTACAAACCAGACCCAAGTAAAGTTACTGTTTGGGAAACTATCAAAGGTAGAATCGTGGGATTGACAAGAGGAAAAATATTTAAATATTTATTAATCGCTGGTGGTTTATACTTAGTATACAAATGGTGGACAGATGAAGGTTCTGCTCCGTTCCCTGATTGTATTTCAAAAAACATTCCTCAGGAAGATTTTGAAAAAATGGTTAGTGACGGTTTAGATTATGTCTTAATTACTGACACAGGAAATACAACTATTGACCAAAATGGTGGTGGTAGATTCTTTGATGATAAAAAATTCACAACAGGTAACGGTAAATATAGTGGAACTTGGAGTGAAAAAGATGGTGGTATAGTAATCTCTGTTAGTGGAACTGATTATTCTATATCGTGTGAAGGTATGAGTGATAGTGATGACGATAATGATAATGGTGATGGTGGTGGTGATTCAGTAACTACTTATAGAGTATGTGACAGTTTCCCATTAACTAAAGGTTGTAAAGGTGGTAAAGTAAGTGAATTCCAAAAATGTATTGGAGTTAGTGCTGACGGTAAATTTGGACCTAAAACAGAACAAGGATTAAAAGATAAAGGACACGACATTATAGTAACTCAAGAGGTATACGATAAGATTCTTAAGAATTGTGGAAAAAGTAATAGTGACATCAATCCAAACGCACCTAAACCTGATGCAGGTTCACCTGATGACGATAAATAAAACAAATACTATAATGAAAAATAAAAATTTAATAAGAGAACAAGTTGAGGTGGCATGTTTACAAGCTTTCCCAAATAATAAAAATCTATTTACCGCGTGTGCAGCAGGATGTTTTACGGATAAAGCGTCAGGAACATTGTTTGCAAAACAAACAACAATTAAAGACGGCCCAAACGCAGGTGTTTACGCATATAAAGAATCGGTACAAAGTCCTGGAACATATTATTTCTATAAAGACAATATTGATATCACAACAGGTCTTGGTGGAACTAAGTTAAAGGGTAATATGGATAAACAAGAACCTGCTGGTCAATGGCCATGTAGTTTGTTGACCAATATTATGGCGGCAACATTAAGTCCTAAAATTAAATTGGCGGTTGACGCATTAAAGGCGGCGACTAAATCTGAAATAGTTCCTTATCAAGACGTAACAGGTGCTGACACTATGAGTGGTAAATACAAGTTAATGAAATTACAAGATGTACCACAAATTAAAGAAAGAAGTTTAGATTTATCTCCTGACTTGGCGGCAAGACAAGGTGATATCTTTGTATGGGTTTTACAACAAGGAAAGGTTCAATATCAAGGTAATAGAGCTGAAGAAATTATTTCAGGAATGACAAAAAATGGATGGACTGAAGGTAGATTACCCGCAGAACAAGCTGGAACCGAAATTAACTTACAAACATCACCAATTGACACTGCTACAAAAGAACCTAAATACGCAGCAGAATTTAAATCACCATTTTACATGTATAAATTATACAGTGAAATGAAACCATCTGAGGTTTTAACTAGTATGAAAACTCAAGTTAAAAAAGCGGGAACAGACTATAGTAAAAGTAGTTGTAGAAAAACAATCAACAACTATTATGACATTTATGATAAAGGTGGATTGAACATGTCTCAACAAGAGATTAACATATTCAAACCAATTGTTGCAACATGTATTAATAATAACCGTACATCGTTTGGTGGTAATATGACGGATAAAATGAATACTGTTTGGAACGCAACACCTAAGAACGGTTTAACGTTTGAAGTAAAAAGTTCTATCCAACAAAAAGCTCAAAACGAATCTAACGAAATTAAATTGAAAAATATGATTAGAGAGAATTTAGTTAGTCTTTCTGAATCTAAACAAAAAACATTATTAGGTGAACAAAATATTATCACAACAAGATTTGGTATTATTAAAGAAAGTGGTAAACCTAAAAATAGAAGTCAAAGACTAAAATTAACAGATGAGTTAATTTCAGAAACATTTTATTTAAATTCTCAAGGATTTAATAATGAATTAATTAATGAAGAATTTTTAGATGTTATTAAAGGTTTATTTGGTAATGCTGGTGAAGGAGTATTTAATTATATTAAAGAAAGATTTGCAAGTTTTATTGTTACTAAGTTAACACCGATGGACCCTGATGGATGGGCAGCAAACATACTTATCACTGCAGTCGGTAACATTCCAATCGGAGATTATATGACAGGTAAAGTATTCAGTTGTGATTACATAAGTGATGTTTTATCTAAGTCTGTCGCTGAAGGAGCATTAAGAAAAGTACAACACGATAAAGGAATGGGTGGACCATTATATGACATATTAAGAAACGCGATTGTTGAATCGTTAGAAGACACCAAATTTGGTTCGGCTATTGAAAACGCAATCGGTGATTTGGTTTGTCCTTTATTAGGGGGAATTCAGAGTAAAATGAATTTAGCGGGTGACGCTATGAAAGAGAAAGCACTAAGTTAATTAGTGTTTAACTAACCTTCGGAGTAGAATCCGAAAGGGATAAACCATCTAAAAGAAAGGGGGGTATTCCAAATCTAGCAAAGAGGTGTCGTAAGACACCTTTTTGTTTTTACTTAAATGTCAATTTAAATTCTTCCCAAATACCTGTAATAGAGGGATTAATTACTTCAGAAAATAATGAAGGTTCAAAAGGTCTATAAGGTAATCTCAAGTTGGCTTCTTCAGGAGTTCTATTACCTTTATGTTTATTACAATTAGAACAACAAGTAACTAAATTAGTCCATAGATTATTACCACCACGTGATTTTGGTATTACGTGGTCAATAGTTAAATTTTTTTTAACACCACAATATACACACGAATAATTATCTCTCTTAAACAATCTTTGACGATTAATTCTAAGATTTCTTACCCTGTATTTAACGTAGTTTAATAAACGAATAATTAACGGTCTAACGTGTGTTTCATATCCTGATAGTATTGGTATCTCAGATGACTTTAAAACCTCTGCCTTACCTTTACTAACGAGTATAAACCCTCGAATAACTGTAGTTACGTTAATCGGGGTATAATCAGAATTTAAAACTAATACTTTATCCATAATAACGTAAGTTTAGTGTATTTTTTCGATAAAACAAAAAAAGGGTACAATTTCTTACACCCTTTTTTATAAGTTTTTATAATTTATGATTTTATTTGTTATAAAGAGGTTATTAATCTGAAACCGCCCGACCCTTTAAAGATTTCCAATCTTGTTCAGGTCTAACCTCTAAATTAGTTTTCCAAGTTGCTTCAAGAATATTCATTGAGCAACCCACTTCATTTGCCATAGTAATCAATGCGTTAATGTCTTTAGGAAAACAAGTTCCTCCAAACCCTAATTTACCATCAGGGCCTGGAACGTGTAAATGAGAATCCCCAATCCTTCCATCGGAAGCAAACCCATATAATGCTTTATCCCAATTAATCCCAATATTGGTCGCCAATCTATAATATTCGTTCATAAGACCAACTTTAGCCGCAAAAAAAGTGTTGTTCATATATTTTACAAACTCAGCGGTTTTTGAATCCATATGAATGATGTGTCTATTCATAAACCTATCATTAAATAATACTTCAACTTTTTTAGTCAATTTTTCATCTCCACCAAAAATAATTCTTGCTTGAGTTAACATATCTAATTTTGCAGTTCTCTCAGTTAAGAACTCAGGTGAGAATATTATGTTATAACTGTATTTCTCAATTAGTTGGTTTGTTGTTCCTGGTAATACAGTTGACTTAATGATGAAAATAGTATCTTCTTTTGGAGAAACCGATTCAAAAAAGTTTTCAATGAATGATAAATCTTGAGACCCGTCAGTCGACATTGGGGTTGGTAAACATATAAAAATGAATTCCTGTTCCATCACTTCATTCAAAGTATTAGTCGTTTTTAATGGGTTGATATCATAGACTTTAACTTCAGATGTTGGACTAAACGCGAATGCAATAGTTTCTCCAACAAAACCATTACCTATAACTCCTACTGTTTTTTTCATATTTATAATTTAAAAATGATTATATGTATATATAATTATAGTAATAATAGTTAAATGGAAATCAACATAAATTACGATTCTTTAGACCACTTTTTGTTGTGTTTAACTTTAGTGAATAAAAATTTATTGGAATAAACATTACCAAAACCTTTTATAGTATTAATAGGTAATCCTACTTTCCATGATGAGTAAACTTGGGATAACTGGTCCCTACCACTATGATTTTTAATTTCATTCCACCAAACATCATTAAAGTCATTAACTATCTTATTATTTTTTCTAAACATAAATCCTGATTGAAATAACCCAAAATTTTCAGGATACCCTTCATTCCTATATTTTAACATTTGGGTATCAACAACCTCAGGGAGTTCTAAATTTAGTTTAGAAACTTTCGCACCTTCTTTGTAAATACAATTTCTTTCATCATGTTGGTATAACATAAGGTCTTTATCTGTAAACCCAATTGTTTTAATCATTTCATTAACATCCTTAAATTTATAATCAAAACAATGGTCAATCCATATACTAATATCATGTTTAGGTAATACTTTATGAGGATTGGTTTTAAGGTACCTGGCTTTAAGTCGAGAATCGAAACTATCGTCAATAAAATCTATATGGTTAACTTCCCATATATCTGATTTGAAATATTTGTTATCTGTGAATAAAATATATCTTACATTTGGGTCATAATTTTTGGGGTTCTTAAACATATCGTATCCCCCAATATTTACACTATAAATTATTATTTTCATTTATAAGAGTCGTTAATTATTTTTATTATGTTTTTAATCGGGTCTGAAAAGGTTGGTTCTATTCTTTTAAAATATTTTGAGTTACTGAATTCATCCCATTGATTTTTCCAATCGGATAAATCCCACCCTAATTTATCATTTGGGTTCCTATTTAATGAAGTATGAATCCCATGAACTGGCCTATAGGTTAATTCTTCATTAAAATTAGGGTATTTTTTACCAATCAATTTATGTAGAAACACCTCATCTAAAGATAAATACCCTTGTTTAATCAAATCAGTAAAATCGGGTATTGGGTAATAGTTCTCGTAAGGGGTAAAATGTAAACCTGATAATTTTTTTTGATTGGTCTTTTTATCTTTAATTTTTCTCACCATATTTGAATACGGTTGATTATTATTAGACATATTTTGAATATGTATTTCATGAAATTTTGGTTCCATTACTATTATGTCAATATCTGAAATATAAACATATTTTGATTTAACAATTGGTTCCGAATAAAATCTAACCGTATTTGGGATGGTTTCATAATATCTACCATCTAAAGTTTTTCCATCAAAATCAACTTCTCTAATTAAAAATCGATTTGGGTACTTTTGTTTTAACATACAGATAGAAGTTTGTATTGGTTTGTAGTTGACAATGTCAACCCCAATCTCAACAAAACATTCGTCGTTATAGTATAAGTTTGAAAGTATAAATAAAGGGATAAAATCTTTATAAATTCCGTTACAACAAGTGAATACATTAACTATTACATTTTCCATATTATAATAAGTGGGATTTATTATTTTGATTACCACCACGATACCAATGTTGTACGTAGATTCCCTTCATTAATCCAACTTTTAATTTCGCATGAATTGCTTTGATATGTATGTCGTTATCTATTGATAACATTTTATCTTCTTTAAAACCCCCAAGACGTTCCCAAACAGATTTTTTAATTAAAATAATAACACCGCTAAATAATTGTTTATTTGTAATATCCGTAACTTCGGTACTATATGTTTCCCACATTTTTTTACCAAATTCTCTGTGGTATGTTTGGTTATCATTTTTTTGGTCAATACCTGGTGCAATTTGATGAGGGCACCCAATCCTATTTGTTACACAAGTGAAAATAGAATATTGTGGATTTTTTTCAATAACCAACTCAATATATTTACCAAAAAAATGAGTAGTATGTACCGCATCACCATCAATAAAACAAACCCAATCATTGGTTCTTACTAATGACATAGTTTCGTTATAAGACTTACCAATATTTTTATTGGAGTTCCAAGGTATGGAATGAAAAACTCTTGGTTTTGGTGGTACGAATGTATTTTCTGTCATATTATCTTATATTACTACAAGTAAATTAAACAATCACTTGTATTTATAAATATAGATACCCCCTGTTTATGAAATTAGTAATCGTATCAACGTTTTGGAATTCCGAAAAATTTGTTTCGGATTGTATTAAATCTTTAAAAAACCAATATTACACAAATTTTGTGTCATATATGATTGATGATATGTCAACCGACAAATCATACGATGTTGCCAAAAAAGAAATTGGTGATGATGAACGTTTTATTCTTATTAAAAACACTGAAAAAAAATATAAAACTAAAAACTTTATAGATGTTATTCGTAATAACGTAAATATTGATTGGGATGATGTCATTATTGAATTGGATGGGGATGACCAATTAAATGATAATTTTGTGTTAGGTTTAATTAATAAAACTTATACTGACCCTAATATTTGGATTTGTGGTTCTAAATGGAAAGACAAAAAAGGTGGGACTATGAAGTATGGTCGTGCAAATGCAGATAAACCTAGAAGTACATCTTGGAACTTTTCTCATATGAGAACTTATCGAGCATTTTTATTCAGAATGATAAAAGACGAACATTTAAGGTATAACGGGCAATATTTTAAAGCTGCGGTAGATTTAGGTATTGGGATACCTATGTTAGAAATGTCAGGTAATGAACATTATTATTTCTTAGATGAGGTAACCTATCTTTACACATGGCACGACCATCAATCTTATTCTAAAAATAGTTCTTTTGGGGATTCTAAATTACAAGGTCTTACCGCAAAACATATATACCAATTACCTGTTTATAAAAAATTGGTTATTGGTGACAGTGATGTTAAAACGAATGTAGTTGTTGAAAATTCTCCGACTTCTATGGACTTAATAAATAATATATTAACGGATAAACCGTTTAACCCAAAACCATCATCACTTAATTATGATTTAATTAATCAAATTAAGAATAACAAAAATGTTTATAACCCCAAAGAAAACATTAAACCTATTAGAGAGAATACCCCGTTAGATAGGAATAAATTAGTTGAAATTAAAAAAGGTTCAATTGCTGACCAAGCAAAAAGGGCCTTCATAGAAAAACCTAGTAGACTAAATCAGACACCAAATATTTTTGGTGGTAGAAAAAGAATGTAACCCCACTTTGATTATTTCATAATTTATATTATCTTTGTATCATAATTAAAAAAAATATGTGGGTAATTGTAAAAATGATGAGAAATCTTAATGGGATTATGATACCTGTTATTATTTTAAATGGACAATCTGAAATTTGGGAATTTAAAACTGAATCCGAGGCAAATGAGATGAAAAATATTTTTTCAAAAAATTCTGACTCAGGTTACGAGTACTTAATTAAGAAGATTTAACTTACGGCTCCGTAGCTCAATTGGACAGAGCAACACACTTCTAATGTGTAGGTTACTGGTTCGAGTCCAGTCGGGGTCACTAAAATTTATAATATGGGAAGTTATGACAATATATTAGAACAAGAACATAATGAGTTTGTTGAAAGCGACTTGTTTTGTTTTTACGTTCGTGAAAAAATAGAAAACTCACATTTTCATAAATACGATGGAATTGCCCCTGAGGGATTTATATTAATTCCAGAACAAACCTTAGAAAGATTAAAAGACTTCGAAACTTGGAAGGAATGGAAGAATAATCCATCTATTTTGAAAGAAATGATGATTTATGACCTAAAAAATGAATAATTGTTTTGTGGATTAGAATATAATTAGTATATTTGTGGTATGAAATATTCAGCACTTAAAGACATCGTTTATATTGGTTTGATGGTTTTAGCTATCGGAGGAACCAACGAGTATTTGGACAAATACGACTACAGTTATGACAAAGTAATGGCGTCTATCGGGTCTGAAGCAAAAAGACTTGATAAAGTTTACGGTTATGACAAGAACTACTCAAAAGAAGATGTTGTTGAGGTAACTCCTGACGTAGAACAACCATCTTCAACTGAAGTTACTTCTGACCAAGTAATCTACATCCACGGTTTTGGTAACTACACTCAAAGTGACCTTTATACAATAAAAGAAGGTGTTGAAAACTTCTACGGTATCCGTTGTGTAATTTCTGAAAGTGTTGAGTCTGATGATTTCTACTATAACAATAACACTAACGTATTGTTAGCTTACAAAGTATTGTCATTATCTGTTGGTAAATCAAACATGAATATGTACGTAACTGACGAACCATTATGTGAAGAAAATTCTAATAATTTAATCAGTGGTCACGCAAGAATTAATTGTGATGGTTCTGTTATCAGTACTAAAGAAATGAGAAATAACAACCACTACAATAATAATAGTTTAGTTCACACTGCGGTACACGAGTTAGGTCATAACTTTGGGTTGTCTCACTGTAATAACCAATCTTGTATCATGAAATCTCACGGTTTAGATACTAAAGAGTTCTGTGATGAGTGTAAATCAAAAATTAACAAACATTAAAATAAATAGATATGCCTGATTTTAGTGCAGAAATTGACATCGAACCATATGAATATGTTTCGGCGTGTAGTAAACGTGAAATAGTAGAACTTCTTGAGTCTTTAGTTGAGGAGGGTTACATTAGTAGAAGTGCAATCTCAGCAATTGATGCTGATAGGGATAAGAACCTTTTAGATGAAGAATGGGATGTGATAACTGATAAGTTGAATCAAAATCGACTTATGTTATCTAATGAAGAAGAAGAACTAATTAGGAAAATATCAAAAAGATTTTAAAAAAGTTTGACAATTGCAGAATTTTTCATAACTTTGTAATAATTATAGAAACAGGTAGAAATACCACAACAAAAAAAAAACAATGAAAACTAATAAACAACATATGGTCATTAACGTGAAATCGCAATTTAGTAATTGCTGGTATCCGCGTATTTCGCATACAAGTTCAGTTAGTTTATTAAGTGATATAATTTTTGAATAAAAGATTAATCACACAAGATAACACGAATCCTGAACTCAAAAAGTTCAGGATTTTTTTTTTGTTATAAAGTGTTCTTTGACATATTGGTAAAAAGTAAACGGGGTGTAGTCTCGAGGAGAGACGCGTGTTTTGGGAACACGAGGCGGCAGGTTCGACTCCTGTCACCCCGACTACATTGTCACATAGCTCAGTTGGTTAGAGCGTTCGCCTGATACGCGAAAGGTCGATGGTTCGAGCCCATCTGTGACAACTTAATGACTTCGTAGCTCAGTTGGCTAGAGCACCTCACTTTTAATGAGGGAGTCCCGAGTTCGAGTCTCGGCGGGGTCACAATAAGGTCGGTTGGCCGAGTGGTTTAGGCGATAGTCTGCAAAACTATCAACACAGGTTCGACTCCTGTACCGACCTCAAATACGTCTGTAGCTCAGTTGGTAGAGCATTGGTCTCCAAAACCAAGTGTCGGTGGTTCGAATCCATCCAGGCGTGCTAAAATTGACGGGTTCGCGTAGTTGGCCGAACGCACCAGACTGTTAATCTGGCGAGACTTCTCCACCGTGGGTTCGAATCCCACCCCGTCAGCAAACATTTACGAACTTTCTAATATTTATTAATATAAAATGTTAATATTATGGAAAGGTATTCGGAAAAAATAATTACCTTAAGGAAAGAAGGTAAAACCTATAAAGAAATTAAAAACATTATAGGGTGTGCAATGTCAACAATATCGTATCATTGTACATTAAATGGTTTAGGGGATAATAACCAAAAGGTAACTGAGAACGAAATCATCGAACTTCAAAAAATGTATGACGAATTTGGTTCACTTAAAAAAGTTGCTAAAATAACGGGAAGGGCTTTTGATACCGTTCAAAAATATGTTAAGACAAAACAAAAAGTTAAAACTGTAACATCTTCTGAATCAGTTATTTTATGGAGAAAAAGGACTAAAATTAAATTGATTGAATATAAAGGAGGTAAATGTGAAATTTGTGGATATGATAAATGTAATAGAGCCTTACAATTTCATCATAAAAATCCATTAGAAAAGGATTTTTCAATATCGGGTAGAAGTTTATCATTTGACAGATTAAAAGACGAGGTTGATAAATGTATGTTAGTTTGTTCTAATTGTCATTGTGAAATACACGATAATTTAATAACGATAAATAGGTTGATTAGGGAATGATTGAACTGATAGTTCGAGAGTGAATACTGACTAGTACAATCGGAGTTTGCAGGTATTCACCCGAGTAATGCTAATCGTAAAAACAGATGTCCACTGAACCATCTTCTGTTTTCCTAAATTGGGAGTATTGAGCAACGGTTGCTCAGCGGTCTGTAAAACCGTCGCCATTTGGCATTGCAGGTTCGAATCCCGCTACTCCCACAATAAAAAAAGGGGAATAACTTCCCCTCTTTTCTTTAATTTGGTTGTTATTAATTATTTTTTTTTAGAAACAATTGACCACACACCACCTGCAAGTGTAACCGCTGCTCCGATAAGTTCTTGTACTGATGAATCAGTTGCAAGACCTTTCATAATCAGGATACCACCTACGAAAGTAAGTGTGTGTCTAACGATACCTAGGATTTGTTCTTTAGTCATTTTAATGTTGATTAAAGGTTTATGCCAGTCTATAAGTATCGGAGAAATAGGTAAACTGTCCTTTGGTCTAATGGCAGGACACGTGGTTTTGGTCCACGCGGTGGAGGTTCGAATCCTTCAGGGACAACAAGGGGTTCGGGGGAAACCCAATAGTGGGTGATGAGCCCACATCCTCCAAATACCGAATGGTCTGGTGACCGAAAATGGCTCATATCCGTTTTTAGAGTGGTTCGAAACCATTATTCGGTACTTTAAACAGTTCCTTAGCTCAGTTGGGAGAGCGCTTGTTTTACATGCAAGATGTCGTAGGTTCGAATCCTACAGGAACTACAAAAAATGTTTGGAGAATTAAATAATTTGCCGTACATTTGTAATATAGAAGTAAGGGGGGTAGGTAGTTAGTGGGTTGGTGACCTACTCCCCTGACGAAAGAGTTCTTTGAATAAAATGTTGGTGGATGGTAAGAAACGGTAAACTCGTAAAGTGCATTAACCTGTTGATATGAAATGGTGAAACGAGAGTCCATATCAGCTACTCATCACAATAAAAATATTGATAATGGTTTTCCCCATTCAACGAAGGTCGACTCTTCAGAATGGAATCGGAATTCATCACCCTTTGCTGAGGCCTCATTAAAACTCAGGAAGCAATTAAGATTGGAGCGAGACGGGTACTCCATCATTATTATACTTGGAACGGTAGCTCAGTTGGTAGAGCACTTGATTGAAGCTCAAGGTGTCGGCGGTTCGAACCCGTCTCGTTCCACGGAGTCCTGAAATAACAGGATGCCCCCACTCCCATATGGCAGCCAGTCCATTAAGCTGGTGAAGGGGGTAAATAGTCAAGTGGACGTAATGCGGGATGGTCCCAAGTCCCCAACTCTAACGAGGTAAGGTAGTCTAATCCGTCTTGAACGGTATTCGGTTCGAGTCCGACCTTGATTACAAATTGCGATAATGGTGTAGGGTCGTTCTCATGAGACGATTTGGTAGATATACCCCTGTGAGGTTCGAGTCCTCAAATCGCAACAAATTATATGGTGACTATAGCTCAGTTGGCAGAGCAAAGGTTTGTGGTACCTTGTGCCATGGGTTCGATTCCCATTAGTCACCCAAATAGGTTGGGGTCCCTTGTAGTAACGGATTGAACTATAGTAAGTAAACTACAAGTATCTAGTAAGAAGTCACAGATGGGTTCGTGACGACCTAAATTGGAGGAATGGCAGAGTGGTCTATCGCACTTGTCTTGAAAACAAGCGTACCGAAAGGTACCGTAGGTTCGAATCCTACTTCCTCCGCAAAACAATTAGAAAAAAAACATATGACAGACAAGTTAAAAGAGTTGTTAGAGACATCTCAAATTGGGGAACCTGAAATCGTTGATTTAATTCATTCGTATTATAAATTAGTGACCGCTGAATTATTCACACAAGAAGAATTTGATACCGTATTAGAAAGATTAGGTATTACACAAAACGGGAACGTTTTTATTTTCAACGAGAACATAACTTATACTTTTAACTAAAATAGTTCCTTGGTGTAATGGATAGCACTAAACACTACGGATGTTTCAGTGAGGGTTCGAGTCCTTCAGGGACTACTATTGGAAGATTGGCAGAGTGGTAATGCGGCGGTTTGCTAAACCGTAGACCTCGAAAGGGGTCCACAGGTTCGAATCCTGTATCTTCCGCTTATTTATAATTTTATACTATTTATTATCGAATAATATGATATCATGAGTTACAAAAAATTTTTAATAGCGGAATCCGAGAAAAAGAACATTAGAGAAATGTACGGTTTACTAACCGAACAGTATTTCAAACCACCAAACGGTGGTGAAGGTCAAGTGGTAAATAAATATCCTGCGGGTTACTACTCCTTAAGTGGAACTGATAAGGCGGGTAACGTATATGACAATACAATCAATTTACAAAAAATTATTGACAATGCCAAAGAGTTTTTAACAACCAATAAAGGTTTTATTCCAAGAGTTGTAATAAACGCGGGAGAATCAATTATCCCTAACTACGACACTGAAGGGGGTACTGGTGTTAAAAACTCAGGATGGTTATCTGAAAAAAGAAAAAATAAGATTTCTGAATATGTCAAAAATCAATTAAAAGATTTAGTTAGTAAAAAATTAATATCAAAAGAACCTGAGGTTATTCTATATTTTGATGAAGCTAAAACATTAACGGTACCGTCAGGTGGTTGGGAGGGTTATCGAACATGGAAAAGAAGTTCTGAAGCTGAAAAGGTTAATAACCCTAATAATGCCGAGTACACCAAATTAAAAACAGGATACGATAATGACCAATTCACCAAAATAAATTTTAAAATTGTTCCTGATTTAGGCCCAAACCAATGTTCATTTAATGTCAAAATTGGTGTGCATTACGATGATTTAGATATTGGTCATAGATGTAATAAGGCGAGATTCCAAATATTGGCTAATGGTGTTCCGTTAACAACTGGTGCGGGCTCAACCTGTGGAAATGGTTTATCGTATGCGGACATGAATAACGGTGGTGGTAGTTTAGATTGTAAATCAGGCGACATTGGTGGTAAAAGAATGAATTACTTCCAACTAAATAGTAAGTCTATTGTGGACAAAATAATGGCGGCGTCTCCCGACAAAAACTCAATAAAAATATCCATGAAATGTACATCAACAGGATTTGATGATGCTTCAGGTAGATGTCACCAAGATGTACCACATATTACGATTCATAACACTGATGGTAAACAAACGGTTAACACCTACCCTAAAGTTAACGATAAAGATTTAATTACAATTGACAAGTGCGGTAATTTAATTACAGGTGGTGGTGGTGTCGCAACAAAAAGTAAAGATGCTGGTGGTACTGCAACAACTACAGTTACTACAACAAAACCTACAGGTCAAAAATTAAATTTTGCGTCACCAGCAACAGGAACGTTAACTTCTGACCAAGCGATTCTTAATAAAATTAGTGATGGCTCAATTAAGAAAAACGCGGATAATACTTATTCAGTATTAAAAACATTTAATTATAATGGTGTGTCTTATAGAATTAATGATACAATTGTTAAAATATTACCTAAAGGTAGTGTAGTAACTACGACAACGACAACTATTAAACCAAAATAAAAATGGGGGTCAGTGACCCCCAATTCTATTCGATATTACCGTAGTAGTGGTAAGAATTTTTACCATCATCAACAATAACTGTCATTGATGTGTTATCAACACATTGTGATGTGAAATAAGTCACAACACAGGTTTTGTTAGATTTCAATTCCACAGAGTAAAAAGAATTTACCCCAGGATTTGATTCTTTTGTACCTGAGAATTTGTATACCATCTCAGTACCTTCACTTTTAATTACTAAAGAATCTTTACCAATTAAAACGGTTGGTGAACTTAACAATACTGAATCAACCCATGTTGATGTACTATCAGTGATTGCGTAACCAATCTCTAAAGATTTAACTTTTACTTTATAGATGTCTTGTGATAAACAAACTAATGTTGTTAAAGACAATAACGATGTTAGGATTAATTTTTTCATACAACAAATATAACGCTCTTATTTGACTAAAACAAATTTTTTTATTATTTTCTTTCTAAAAATATTTTTTAAAAAGTTTTGGCAGTCTCAAAATTTATTGTATCTTTGTATTCACAAAAACGATATAACTATGACAACTACCAACACAATCATCGACGTAACAACAGGAACATTAGCAGGTGACGTATTCTACGGAAACTTTAAAACTCGTGTTAAAAATAAAGTAATTAATGTTATGGTTTCAAACCACTTGAAAGACATTAACAAAGAATATGAATTCCGTATCGCAGGGAAATGTCAAGCAGGATTCATCAGTATCCACGATACTAAAGGAACCGCTGGTGAAGTTATCCGTGGATACCAAAAAAACTCTTTGGTTAATATCCAAGCAAAAAATGAGTTCGGTCATTGGATGAATGTTTACACAACTAAAGGTGGTAAATGGTACTCAATCGACAAAGGTTTCTTGGAAACTATTACAGTTGGTACTATGAGAGAATCTTTCCCTGATATGTGCGATATGCAAATTTGGGAAAGAATGGGAGCTAAGACTTGGGCTGATAAGGCTTTCACAAAATAAGAAGTTTTTACCAATATTTGACTTTTTATGAAAGTCGTATATATTTAATAGAAAATACATAATACTGCAAATGAAAAATTTAAATATCATACTATTAGGCGGGACTGAGGCGGATACGTTAACTCGGACGGCGATGGTATGATGTTTTGTCAACAATAACAATCAGAACCCATCTCCAAAAAAGATGGGTTTTTTTATGTCTAAAAGTTGGTAATTAAATAAATTGTTGTATCTTTGTGAAACAATAAAGGGGATGAAACCCCGAGTTCTTTGACATGTTGGTTTGAAAAAAAAATTAAGGTCTATTCGTTCATCGGCTAGGATGCTACCCTGTCACGGTAGTGAGGAGGGTTCGATTCCCTCATGGACCGCAAACAATAAGGGGGGTGCATGTACCAAGGCATTGGCGATGTCGATTTGCAATCAACGTGAGGTGGGTTCGATTCCCATCATCTCCACACAAAAATATATCGTGGGATAGAGCAGTGGTAGCTCGCAAGGCTCATAACCTTGAGGTCGGGGGTTCGAATCCCTCTCCCGCAACTAATACATCGTGGGTTAGACTGGAGGTGGTTCCAGCTTGGTCTCATAAGCCAAAGACGGGGGTTCGAGTCCCTCACCCGCAACAAATGTGTCTCAATTCCCTGAAGAAATTCAAAGTTGAGGTCTCGGTAGACAGAACGCGTCTGATTCTACCCAAATACGCGAATATCGTATAGTGGTTTATTACTCCATCCTTCCAAGTTGGAGACGACAGTTCGATTCTGTCTATTCGCTCAAAAATGCTTAAGTGGTGGAATGGTATACACGTATGTCTTAGGAACATATGTCTTATGACGTGAGGGTTCGAGTCCCTCCTTAAGTACAAAACCAAGGTAATGTCAGTAGGATGAGGCCGCAATCGGATTCCTTTGAACAACGCGTGAGGGGCGGCTTTCACGATGTGGCTGATAACCCGAGGTTTTAAGACCCCACGAGTAACGGAGATATCCGACCGTTATGGAGTGTGAACCTGACTTGAAGGCTTCAAGGCTATGGGGGAGGCAACACAAACAAACACGGATTCCCCATTATGGATTAAGGGGGTAAGGGGCTTTAATTAGTCGTAATACAATCCACAAGTTGTAAGAACACTGAACAATCTTACAATACACACTCTGACTTCCGAGTGAGACTCACCACGTAACTTTGGGGGTAGGGTGAAGATGTTCTGAGGATAACACTGAACGCTGAACAGTAAAAACCATGACGCATTTGATTGGTAGAATAGGTTAAGACGGAGTGTGAAAGTAGAAACCCCCGATGGATGGTTACTAAGCTCTTTAACTCAAAAGGGATAGTCGGGAGGGATATATAAGCTTAAGGGAAACTATAAGTAAAAACTAGGTCAGTTCCGATTTAACCCCTATCGGTACGAGTGTCTGACCTTAATGCCTCCTTAGCTCAGTTGGCAGAGCACTTGTTTTGTAAACAAGATGTCGTTGGTTCGAATCCGACAGGAGGCTCAATGAGTAAGAGATACTCATCAAATGCTCGGGTGGTGTAATTGGTAGCCACGCAAGACTTAAAATCTTGTGGACTGTAAGGTCCGTGCGGGTTCGATTCCCGCCCCGAGTACTAAAACAAATCTTACATAAGACGGATTAGCACCGTTGAAAGGAACCTTGGCTTCACCGCGGAGTAATTACCGTAACAGAAGTTCTAAATGCCCCAAGGTACTATGTAATGGACCCTGCTCTGATGTGCACGTCAACAGGTGATGGGGAACAAACCATCGGTCAAATCTAAACCTACGGTGAGCGTAGAAGATTTGTTTTTATTTGGTCCCATCGTCTAACGGTTAGGACATCAGGTTTTCATCCTGAAAATCGGGGTTCGATTCCCCGTGGGACTACCAAATATTCTTCATTTATATAAAGGACTTGTAGCTCAGTTGGTTAGAGCACCGCACTCATAATGCGTAGGTCCATGGTTCGAGTCCATGCTGGTCCACTTTTTTCAAATTATACATTGCCAGTCCAAATTTTTTTTGTATATTTGTTATATGAAAAATCAACTACCATATTGTAACACATCTGAAGCGATTAAAGGATATGATAATTCTCCTATTGCAAAATCCGAAACAAATGATTGTGTTGTTCGTGCGATAGCATCAGCATTTGACCTTGAATACGATAGAGCTCATAAATTTGTTGCCGACACATTTGGTCGTAAACCAAGACAAGGTACTTTTGGATTTGGTCCTGGTATGAATAAGATTGCCGAAGAAAGAACTCGTATTGGTAGAAAATGTGTCAAACCTATGGGTACTAAAGCAGAACACAGTTCTTTCCGTTCACTATCTTACGATGTTAAAGTTAAAGGAGTTAAAACTTCACGACAAATGACTGTGGGTACTTTCATTTCAAAATACCCTTTAGGTACTTATGTAGTTACAGTTAAACGTCACGCCTTCACTATTAAAGATGGTGTGGTTATCGGTAATCGTGAAGATGCTATTCAGAAAAGAAAAATCATGTTATTGGCTTGGAGAGTTGGTTCATAATATATAACCCATATATTTATCAGTATGTCAGATAGTATTATAAATTTCTTAAAGAAACAGGGAGATATTTTTAGTTCCGCTAAATATTTTGGTGGTATAGATAAATTACGTGAGATTGGTAAGACTAATCCTAAAATTATGGATATGATAACTAAATCATCTTATGGTTATCTGGAATTTCAGGCGGGTGATAGGCCAAGACAAACTAAGACCTATAAATTTAATTTCTATGTATTAGATTATGATATGGAGGACGATATGGGTGGTGGTGATTACAACCACGCTTATTTAGCAATTGACTTAATTGTTGATTACCCAAATTTAACAGATGAAGAAATTTTAAGAATTGGTCAATGGGCTGCTGAGTATTGTGAGGATGGTCGTTGTGACTATAACATTTCAAACAAAATCTTTGAAGATTCTTTGATTATGTCAGACGTTAAAAAAATTAACGGTAAAGATGTCCCATGGGTATCAGGTTCTTTATTAAACAACCAATCAGATATCGTTCCCGATGAAGAAGTTGAAGAATTAATTAAGAAAAGCGAGAATGGTGGTACTGTTAAAGAATCCGTTATACGAATAAAAAAATTACTTAAAGTTGATTTATAGATTTATTTTTTATTTTATATTGTTTATTTTTATAAAAAAACAAATATGGGTAATAAAGTAAATGTTTTTGGGTTAGACAAATTAATTCAAAAACAATCGGCGGTAACTAAAAGTAAGATTTTAAGTCAAACCATTATTGATGGTGTTAAAACAAAATTCATTAGACCTGTTCCTCATGAAGATGGGACATTATGTGAGATTGCCAGAGCAGATTGGGATGAAATTACTGACCCTATTGTTCATACTCATGTAACAACAACTCAAGTAGGTAGAATTCGTGCTTGGGGATTACATCAAAATAGTACAGATAGATTATTCGTTGTTAAGGGACTTGTTTCAATTGTAGTTTATGATGGAAGAATTGATTCACCAACATACGGTGTTATTAATGAATTTAAAGTTTCAGAAAGAAATCCAGTGTTATTAGTTATCCCACCAAATTTATATCACGGATGGAAGAATATTGGTACTGATGAAGCGTATATTATTAATATGCCAACTTCAATGTATGATTATCATAAACCTGACGCCCTTGATTTACCTTATGATTCTGAAGAGGCTATTAATATTGTCCCTCATAGATGGTAAAATCGGTTATGGTGGTTATTCCAACTCATAATCACCCCACAACACTTAAATACTCTGTTGAAAGTGCTCAAAATCAAACGGTTGAAGATTTAGATATTGTTATCATTGGTGATGGTGTTACTGATGATACAAGAGATGTTATTAGTGATATAATTAAAACTGACAATAGGGTTAGATTTGAAGATGAACCAAAAAGATTAAGTAGGAATGAAGTTGCTAGACATAGGATAATTTCTGAATCAAAATCTGACATAGTTACTTATCTTGGGGATGATGACCTTCTATTATCTAAACACGTCGAAATAATGAAAAATATGTTGGTTGATAGCGATTTTACTCACCCATTACCTGTTTTGGTGTATCCTGATAAAAGTATAGAAGCTTTAAGGATTGACTTAAAAGAAAAAAAATGGGTTGATTATCATTTAAAACCTAAACAAAATAAAATTAGTTTAACTGGTGCCGCCCATACAATGGATTTATATCGAAAATTAAAATTTGGATGGAGGGCGGCCCCAAAAAATATTTGGAGTGACCTTTATATGTGGAGACAAATATTTTTAACACCAAATATTAAATTATCAAGTTCTGATTTATCAACCATGATTAAACTACCTTCATCAGCAAGAATAGAAAATGATTTAAATAGAAAATTTGAGATTGAGTCTTGGTCTATTATTATAAAAAAACCTGATTTTTTTGATTTATGGCAGAAAAAAGTTCTCCCATAATAATCAGAACCTTTGAGGAAACTTTACAGTTTTCTTTTTAATAAAATATACTATATTTATAAATGAAACCTTGTTACTGAGGTCCACGTGTCCAAGAGACATTTGAGTTGGTTAACCACCAACGAAGTGGGGTTCAATAAACATAAAAATTAAAATAAGGAAAAAATGTATTATCAAACAAAAACCGTAACGCCATGTGCGTTCATCACAAAAGACAAATTACGTCTTAAACAATTTGGACATAATGTCTATCTTAAAAACGGGTCTGAATTCGAATTAGAATTATTCAACCCAACACAATCAAGTGTTTTAACAAAAATTAGAATCGACGGAAATTATATTTCAGGTGGAGGAATTGTTCTTAAACCAGGACAACGAATTTATCTTGAGCGATTTTTAGACGATGCTAAAAAATTTAAATTTGAGACTTACGAAGTTGAATCAACTTCTAATGAAGTACTAAACGCAATATCTAATAATGGTAATGTGGACGTAGAATTCTACGAGGAATTTATTAAACCAACCTACCAACAACCCTTTTTGGTTAATTACCCGTTGGTTAACCCTTTAGTTAATTACCCGTCAACAAATCCAAACCCTTACTATGTAAACACTTTTACAACCACAGGTTTAAATAATACCGTATCTACGTATACATCAAGTGTTGGGTTTAATCCTTCAAATAGTGGTGACGCAACTTTAAGTTTTACCAACGGTTACTCAAATAAATTTGAAAATAAACCAAGAAGTCAAAGTTTATCTAAAAAATCAAAATCAATAGAAACAGGTAGAGTTGAGAAGGGTGGTAACAGTAACCAATCCTTTAGAACTGTTAATAAAGATTTTAATAGTTATACGGTATCAACATCTAACTGGAAAATACTTCCTGAGTCAGTTAAACCATACGAATCAAATGATTTAAAAGTTCACTGTACTGAATGCGGAAGTAAGAGAAAGAAAGATTCTCATAAATTTTGTCCTAATTGCGGAACAAAATACTAAAATAAAACAACAAGGTTTCAAAAAATAAACCCCTTCTATTCGGAGGGGTTTTGTTTTTAATAAAAAATGCAGTATCTTTGTTCAAATAAAGGTGATGAAAAGAACAAGTAAAAAAAATTATACTATGAAACAAAGAATATATTTGGATGATGTTAGAACTCCTGTAGAAAAAGACCAATGGATTGTTGTTAGAAATTACGATGAGTTCGTAACTAAAGTTACTGAAATTGGTTTAGAGAATATTGGCTTGATTTCCTTGGACCACGACTTAGGTGATACTGCGATGGCGGAATGGCGTAAAAACGTTTACCACAACTACGAATTAAATTACGATAACATCACTGAAAAAACAGGGATGGATTGTACTAAATGGTTAGTGGAAAAATGGATGGATGGTGAACCTGTTGTAGATGTAGTAATCCATTCAGCTAATGCTATTGGTAGTGCTAATATGATGGGATATATTAATAACTATCGTCACATTAATCGTTTACCACAAAATTGTGTAAGAGTACAAATCGAACATACTGTATAAAAATGAATATTTTCTTCTTAGATTTTGATGTTAAAAAGTGTGCGGAGTATCATTGTGACAAACACGTTGTTAAGATGATACTGGAAACCGCACAACTTTTATGTTCGTCCCACCATGTTACAGGGGGAACTGCACCATATAAGTTATCACATAAAAACCACCCATGTTCAATATGGGTTCGGTCGTCGTTATCTAATTACCTTTACTTATGTGAATTAGGGTTGGAGTTAGGTAAAGAATATACTCATCGTTATGGTAAAAAACATAAGTCAGTTGAGGTGATTGAATGGTGTTTGGTGAATAGACCTAATATCCGCGATATTGATTTCACATGTCCACCATTAGCAATGGGTGATGAATACAAAATAGGTAATGATGTTATTGAATCCTACCGAAATTATTATAAAGGAGCCAAGTCAAAAATTGTTTCTTGGAAAAACAGAGAAAAACCTTTTTGGTTTGAAAAAAAAGAGTTAAATTTGCAATATGATTAAGATAGATAAAGACTTTAAAGGAGATGTGTGGGTTTTTTCGGACCCACACTACAACCACAAAAATATATGTCGTGGTGTAACCGCGTGGCGTTTACCTGACGGAACTGTACCATTATCACAAACTCGTGATTTTGAAACAATCGACAAGATGAACGCATTGATAGTAAATAACATCAATGAAAATGTGATGCAAGACGATATTTTAATTTGTCTTGGTGATTGGAGTTTCGGAGGTTTTGAATCAATCAAAGAATTTTGGGATAGAATTGTTTGTAAAAACATTCACCTTATTTTAGGTAACCATGACCATCACATTGAAAACAACCGAGACGGTTGTCAGGGATACTTCAAGAGTGTTTCTCATTACAACACTTTGAGAATTGACGAACACACGTTCCGATTGATGCACTACCCAATAAGTTCTTGGGATGGGTTAAATAAAGGTGTTATGCACCTTCACGGACACTGTCACTTACCAACTAGTTTACGTTTAGGTAAAGGACAACGATTAGATGTTGGTATGGATGGTCACCCTGAATTTCGACCATACAATATTCGACGTGAAGTTGTTCCTATGTTACGACACAGAGATAAAGTATCTGAGATGGATAATGACCATCACACTGATGAAATAATTAATAAAGATAAAGGATAATAATATGAAACATGATAAAGACATTTTGATTTGCAGTTGCCATTCAACTGACCACCAATTAATTGTTCTATACGAACAAGATGAAGATTTTCCGATGGTTTATTTCCACATTCATTTGAATGAAAGACCTTTTTGGGAAAGATTGGTTTATGGTGTAAAATATATTTTTGGTAGAAAATCTAGATACGGAGCCTTTGATGAATTTATATTTAATCACGACGACGCTCACAAAGTTGAAAGAATTTTAAAATATTTACGAGATGAAAAAACCGTGTAAGGAATGTCCTTGGGTTGTTAAAAACAAACATAACGAAATGATTACTAATCATTCGACAAAACATAATAAACCCCATAATTGTCATATGATATCACCTGAAAAAAGAGGTGGGTTATGGGATGTAAAAGAAGAAACTAAATGTATAGGGAGAAAATTATATGAACACAGAGAGAAAGTTAGCGAGTATTAGAATTATCAGTGACATCCAACCTATTGAGGGGGCTGATGTGATTGAATTAGCTATTGTCGACAGTTGGAAGGTTGTTGTTGCTAAGAATGTTGGTTATAAAGTGGGTGATATGGTTATCTACTGTGAAATCGATTCATTCTTACCAATCAAAGATGAATTTGAATTCTTAAGAAAGACTTCGTATAAAAAAATGTCTGACGGAACGGAAGGATTTCGTTTAAAAACAATTAAAATGAGAGGGCAAGTTTCTCAGGGATTAATCTTACCAATGTCTGTTGTAGAATATACTAACGTAGATTTTGAAATTGGCGTGGATGTAACTAATTTATTAGGAATTAGTAAATACGAACCACCAATTCCTGCTGAATTATCAGGGAAAGTAAAAGGTTTATTCCCTTCTTTCTTACGTAAAACAGATGAGGAAAGAGTTCAAAACTTGACAAAAGAATATGAGAACTATAAATCATTAGGTCGTAAATTTTATGTGACTGAAAAATTGGATGGTTCTTCTGCAACATTTTACTTCAGAGACGGTGTATTTGGAGTATGTTCTCGTAACTTAGAATTACTTGAAACTGAAGGTAACACTTTTTGGAGAGTTGCTCGTGAATTGGATTTGGAAAATAAAATGAAATCTTTGGGTAAAAACATTTCACTCCAAGGGGAATTAATTGGTGAAGGTATTCAAGGGAATCCTTACAAAATAAAAGGTCAAACTGTAAAATTCTTTAATTTGTTTAATATTGATTTACAAGTATATCATTCTTTATCTCATTTGGATAGAGCTCTTGGTATTATGGGACTTAAAATGGTTCCAATTGTTGATGAGTTTTTCAAATTACCTGAAACTATTGAAACTTTATTAAAATATGCGGATAATAAATCAATATTAAACCCAAAATTTAATAGAGAGGGAATTGTCATTCGTTCTAACGATAGAACCATCAGTTTCAAGGTTATTAGTAATAAATTCTTATTAAACGAAAAATAATGGAAGAAAAGAATATTAGAAGAACCTTAATACGAGAGGAACTCAACGATAAACAACAGAAAATGTATGATGAATGGTTGTCTCACATTAAAGCGATTTATGGTAGTTACGGTTTATTTACTTGGAAAATAACCCCAAACGGTATTGATAGTGAAATTGTAATTTATAGTCACCATACAAAAACAGAATTAGATTTAACCGACGTTGATAGTTGGTAATTAATAAAAAAGTATTACCTTTGTGACATGTTAGAAAGATTGAACAAATATTATGATGAGGGTTTGATGCAAAAACAATCGCACCCAACCCTTCCTTTAACTATATGGAACTACACCCCAAAAGTTCAATACGGGGTGACTGGTGACCAATATAAGTTATGGGATGATATCACTGTACAATGTAGAGGATTAGTCACTGACAATAACGGAGTTGTTGTTGCAAGACCATTTAAAAAATTCTTCAACATAGAAGAAAACCGACATATCTCAACTTCAGATTTTGAAGTATATGAGAAAATGGACGGTTCTTTAGGAATCTTATTCAACTATAAGGGAGAATGGGTTCTTGCGACTCGTGGTTCTTTCACTTCTGACCAATCAGTTAAAGGTACTGAGTTACTTCAAAAATACGATTATAACAAATTACATCCTGATTACACTTATTTATTTGAAATAATCTATCCTGAAAACAGAATAGTTTGCTCTTATAATTTTGAGGATTTAGTTTTGTTAGGAATGATACACACTGAAAGTGGTGTTGAGGTTGATATCCATTTAGGTAATAATAACGATGTTAGGTTTAAAAATTTATTAAATAATCTTGAGTTAAATATTGTTAAAAAATACGACGGTATCAAAGATTATACTTTTTTGAAACGTATGATAGCGGATTCTAAAGAGGGTTTTGTTGTTAGATTCTCAAATGGTGATAGGATAAAAATAAAAGGTGAAGAATACCTTCGTCTTCATAAAATAATGACTAACGTATCAACAACTGCGGTTTGGGAGGTTCTAAGTTCTGGCGGTGATATGGAGGAAATAATAAAAGATGTACCTGATGAGTTCTACAAGAAAATAAAAATGTATGTTCAGGAGCTTAATTATCAGTTTTACCGTTATTCAGAATATGCTGGTAAGATTCATGATTATTTCCGATACGGTAAGTATGGTGATAACGAAAAAGAATATAGTAAAAAAGAATTTGCAGAACATTTGGTGAAATGTGATGTACATCCTAAAGTAAAATCTATCTGTTTCGCTATGTGGGACCAAAAACCATATGACCATATCATATGGAATTTACTTAAACCAAAATTCGAAAAACTATAAAACACGACATAAAGTCGTGTTTTTTTTATTATCATTATATTTATTAATAAAAAATATTTATAATGTCAACAGAAGTTATTGTAGCGTTTATAACAGGGGTATTAGGACCAGTTATTCTTCTATATGCAAAAAACAAATTTGAGAAGAACAAAGAAAAACCTGACATGGTTAAAGAAGCACTACAAGTTAGTGAATTGATAACTTCAAAGATTGAACATATTAAAGATGAATTTAAGTCCGATAGAGTTTGGATAACACAATTCCATAACGGAGGTCATTATTATCCAACAGGTAAATCTATGGCTAAATTCAGTGTTATTTATGAGACTGTTTCCCAAAATACAAATTCAATTCAAGCAAATTTTCAAAACATCCCTGTTAATTTATTTAGTAAGTCTATCAATTATTTATTAGAAAATAATGTGATTGAAATTGCCGACTACACAAACGCAAATATCGCAACTCACGGGTTAAAATATATTGCAACAGACACAGGTTGTAAATCAGGGTATTTATTCGCAATAAAAACAATTGATAATAAGTTTATTGGGACCTTAGGTTTAGATTTTTCAAAAAGAAAAACAAACCTTGATATAGAATCAATAAATCACTTACAAGTTCACGCAACTGCAATAGGTGGCGTTCTTATGGGACACCTAAATGGTTAACAAATCGAAATCTCATTATATTTATTAAGATGAGACGATTATTAAACGAAACTTTACAAATACCAGACCCTTCAGATTATACAAACACTGACTTCAAACCGTTTGTTGTTGGTAGAAGTAATCCGTTAGCAGATAAGATAAATCCATCCTTATTAAAAGATGTTGATACTGCAGCCAAAAAAGCTAATATTAAAGTTAGTATCACAACCGCGGTTAGTGGTCACGATAAAGGTTCTCGACATGAAAAAGGTTTAGCAGTTGATATAGCCATGATTAATGGTCAAGGATATGGTAGTGAAAAAGCTGCAAAACAAAAAGGTATTTACGACGACATTATGAGATTTGTTTCTGAGTTAGAAAAACTTGGATATACTAAAAATAGTGAATCGGGTAATGATAAAGCCGTTTTAACATTTGGGTTCCCAAATCACCATCACCATGTACATGTTTCAAGGAATTCAGATACTGGAGTGTCAGATAGTAATGGTAATGTTACTACAAACCCTAAACCTGATTCACAGGAAACTCCTGACTCAGGTGAAAACTACGATAATATTGATTTTGATACTTCGTCAGATAGTGATAACGTAATCCAAAAATTTTTAAATCCATTGTTAAGTACATTAGGATTTAAAGAAGGTGAAGAACCAACCAATAAATTAGTTGAGGATATCCAACGAATTAAAAATTTATTATAATGGAAAAATTTACTAATCCAGCACCATATGGTAATATGAAATCATCAATAATGTCAAAATCTGTTGATTTAATTTCATATCCAAATTCAAAATTAATAAATCCGTATGATGGTGTTATTGTTTTTGACAGAACTCCTTCTTGTGAAAACTTAATTAAAATTAAACATGAGTTTAATGGCGATAATGTATATTCTGAATTTTGTAATGTTGGTAAGTCATTTGTTTCACCAGGAGATAGAATAAAACAAGGTCAAATTATTGGACATTTCACTGACGATAGAATTGGGTACTCAATTAAAAACGATGATGATAAAAAATTAGACGTGTCAAAATATATGGAAGGGTTTAAAACTAAAAAAGAGGAACCTAAAAAAGAGGAACCTAAAAAAGAGGAACCTAAAAAAGAAGACCCTGAAAAAAAGATTAATAAACTTGATGTCGGTAATAAAGACGTTGGTTCTGGTAATATATTCTTAGATACTTTACTATCCCCATTTTCAATTGCAAACGATATTACAAGTGGTGTTGGTAAAGAGATTAAGAAAGCCTTTAAAGAAGATTACGGTGGTAATAAAAGACTTACAGAACAAATAGATAAGATTAAAAAAATTATAAAGTATTAAAAAACCCCCTTTTCAGGGGGTTTTGTTTTTTACTTAACAGAATGAACTGAAGTGGTGTCTACTAAAGTAGAGTCTACACTGATTTTAGTTGAGTCTGTGGCTACAGATATACTGTCTGCCGTTGTTAGAGTTTCCTCAGTTTTAGTTGATTGTCCACAAGATGTAATCATCATTGTTCCTGCAACCAACATAGTGAAAATTACTTTTTTCATGTTATGTTTGTTTGTTTTTATTGATAAATAAATAGGTGATTGTTGACGTAAAATCAACTTATACTTTAAAATAATTTAGATTTTCTTAATAAAGTACACTATTTATCTAAAAAATAAAAAAATATACTGTTTAGGTATTGTTAGAACAGTTTTTTTTACTATCTTTGTAAAACAATTCAGGGAAATGGTTGGAGTATCTGTAAAACCGTGGATTCCTAACCTTGAAAAAAAAAACAAAAAAAGATTTGGTAAATCAAAAAACTTTACCTACCTTTGTACAACAAAAGAGATAGACAACAATTCAGATACAAATCTCAAAAAAAAATAAAAAAAGATTTGGTAAATCAAAAAACTTTACCTATCTTTGTAAAACAAATCGGAAGAGTCCGAAACGTTCTTTGAAAAATATTATTTATCCGTCAGGATGTTGATGCTGAGACCTTCGGGTTGATTCTGAGATAACTGAGAAAGATAATCGGCCGTATATGGTCGTTAAATAAACCTCGAAAGGGGGATAAAGTGGAATCATCTGTGTTAGTGGTTCTGCGGTTTGGGAAACCAAACTCAAGTATACAAGTGGGATATCAGTGAGCCTGTAGTACCGAGGATGACTTCGTAGGGAAATGGAAAACTGAATGGGCAATGTGGATTGTCTGTTTGAGGTGGGAACACCAATAAGAATAACCCATAGGAATCAAGTGAGAAGTGTACTTCCAAATACACAATTGCGGGTTCCAATATAAAAGGTGACTTAAAACCGAAGGGGTAATACCTGAAGGTAAGATATAGAACGAGTGGTGTCGCTAATATCCTTACCAAAGGCCTACCAAGGTCTTGGTACGAAGTAATCTTAAAATATGAGAGTGGGGACACTCTACTGAGTAGAAAAGTATCTTGTTATTCAAAAGATAACGAGGCTTAAGACGGACCTCTACTTGGAACCATCCACAACACTAAAAACTTATATGCTATTTTAAGTAAAACTAAAAAACAGATAAGCAAAAGTGTTCGTCAGGGTTTGATGAAAGTCGCCTACACAGTCACGGGTTGTCCGTGGCATACAGAGACCGCAAGTTAATGTATATTTTTACAAAAAACCTCTAGGGAGTCGAATCCCGAGTTAGTTCGCAAGACTGAAGAGAGTAGAGTAGTAAAAGAGTAGTTGAACCCTTTAGGAGTGATTGGTCTAACCAATCGGCGATGAGGATTACCATTCAAAAGATGGTGGAAATGAAGGGAAACAATAATCCTTCTAAAGATTCTCACAAAACGGTGTATTCTCAGCCTTTTAGCCTAACTATGAAAACAGTGACTCCAACCGAGGTAATTACGGTATATTCCTCGAGGTAATGAGTTTAAACTTCCCCTTAAAAAAGTCCCATAGAGTGTGTTTTTGGTTTTTTACTATGTTACAACCTTTATCTACTCTGATTGAGAAATCCAAAAAACAAGTGTGTTTGTGTCAAGATAAGACATCTTCTCTAAAAGATAAAAAACATCAACACCGATATTCTTAGGTTGTGGATTTTTATGATAACCACAGGTTTTTTATAGGTGTCTAAATAAGTAAAAAACTAAAAAACATAGACGTTTAGGTCGCGAATTCACCTCACGATAGAAGGTCCCATTCGGTGTCACAAACTGATGGAGTGGTTAAGGTTGTACCACTGAGTAAAAAGCCCAACGGGAGTAACATGACGATGTTACTCCCTTTTTTATGCTATAAAAACTAATTTTTGTACAACACCAAATAATAATTTTACCGCATAAAAAAACCCCATCCGAAGATGAGGTTTAATGAGTGGAGGTAGAGGGGTTCGAACCCTCGTGTTGTACACCTTACCTATTAAGGACTACACGCTTAGGATAACATTTTCTAATGTTCCAAAAATATTTAGTTTGTTCTTCACCATCGTAAACTAACAACCAATGGACGACTCGATTTTGGGTTCAGTCATTTTTCCACCTTTGTAAAGACTTCTGTTCCTAGGTTGTATGTCCACCGACCCGTATGGTGTTTCCTATATGTTAGGCAACAACCGCAGCGTCTTCACGGATTAATCCGATGGTCGCCATTTTGTCTAAAACGTTTCCGTTTACAGTTTACATCCGTAGATTTAAGTGATAGGATACATCTCACTGCGTGCCCCGAATAACTAACAATGCCAGTCAATTCCAAGTTACCCCCATATGTTAAAGAACTTATTTCTCCTACAAAGATAGTAAAGTTTTCTCAATTACCAAACTATTTTATATTTATATGTAAATAAATATTTGTGAAAGATTCAAAAAACGCTAAGATACTATTTGAAAATGAGTATGTCGTATTGGTACAGGTATTCAATAAGAATGCCGCAACCTATTACGGGCCCCCCAAGGTTACTGAATTATATGACCAAGATTTTAGTCATGGTGATTTATATTTTGCCGTGAGTAAATATAATCCTGGCCCTGAGTACATATACACACTATACAAACCTACAGATGGTGAACTTAAATATTATTCAGGTGACGTTTTAAAATCTGAAAGTTACGACAACATCACATTTAAGTATCCATACCTAAAACCGTATGTTCAAGATATTAGGGGGAATAGTGAAATATATGATTTATTATTGAAAATTAAAAACGGTCAAAAGGTTAATAACTGGGACGCTAATAGATTTGACCCAATTGTGTACGATATTAAGTTTAACGAACAAACACCTGGTAAAAGTAGAGTTAAATTAAAATTTGACGATTATGAGGATTATTGGAAATTATTTGATTTAAAAGATGGTGATATTTGGTTTGGAAATTACATATATTCTAATTATGATTCTTACGAATTTGAAAGCGCAGATTTTGCTGATGAGGATTGGAAAGAGGGTTATTTATTACGTGAATTAAATGACGAAAACCAAATTAAATTAAAAGAAATTTTAACACTATTATCTCCAGAACTATCTCAATTACGAAATGATGAAGAATGGAAAAAGGCTTCTAATTTATTATTAACAACATTTGAACGTGAATCTGAAGAAATTAAGTATGAATGGTTATCAGAAAAAAATAACTGTAAAGAACGAGGAGCACGTAAGATGATTGAGGACGATTGTTGTAATTTTTTTCAAAATTATGGAATATTCAATATGGGTAGTTGTTTTTATAGTTATGTGACGACAGTATCGGTATTATTATCTTTATATAAAATGGTTGATGAAAGACATTTCACGGTTAGTGAGGTTTTAAGTGATATTGGTCATAAATCAGGAAATATTGGTGGATGGGAAGAATATTCTTATGAACAAGATTGTATTGATTTTGACGATGAATCTTTCAATCGTAGTTGTGGTTGGCAATTAGATAAGATGTTTACTAAACTTGAAGATTCTGAAGAATTTGAGGATATTAAAAAATTCTCAGATAATGCGTCAAAAATTTTAAGTAAGTACGACATGGAAACTAATTACAAATTACCTAAAGACGAATCAAGAACATTTAGAATTATTAAAATAGACCCAAAAACTAATAAAATCCATGTTGTAGTTTCTAAGAAGGGTGAGTATCAAGGTGAACAAAGAAGTTATGATTTTGAAAATTTTGACCAATTTTTACATCAACCCGAATTATTTGAAAATAGATTTGTTAAAGTAAAGTAATTTACTTATCTTTGGCTTATGGAGAGAAACTATCAATTACTAAAGGACGTTTTGTCGGTCCCAACAAAGACATATAAGGAAGACCGAATGATTGAGTTTTTAGTTAATTGGTTAACTGAAAACCAAATACCATTTCAGGTTGACGAACACCGAAATATTTACGCGACTAAAACATCTCAGGATATTACTGAAGATTTCTATTTCCCGTGTGTTATTGCTCATACTGACACCGTACATCAATTAGATGTAATCAACGTCAGAGAAATGGAATTACCTAACGCTCAGGGGATAATTAAACCATCATTAAAAGCATTCAACGATTTTGGTGAACCAACAGGGATTGGTGGTGATGATAAATGTGGCGTTTACGCATGTTTAGAATTACTAAAAGAATTACCAAATCTTAAAGCAGCATTTTTTGTTTCTGAAGAAACAGGTTGTCACGGTTCAAAACAAGCCGATAAAAATTTCTTCGAGAACGTAGGATACGGGATTCAATTTGACGCACCTGAGAACTGGATGGTTAGTGAGTTCTGTATGGGTGTTCAGTTATTTGGTCGAGATACAGAGTTCTTTAAATCATGTGATGAGGTATTAACAGAAACATTTAATCCTGATAGAAAATATCAATCTCACCCATACACAGATGTGTACGCACTGAAGAACACATTTGACTTCTCGTGTATTAACTTCTCAATTGGGTACTACGACTACCACACTAAAGAAGAATACGTTGTAATCGAAGATGTTTATAACGGAATCAAAACGGGTAAAGAATTAATTGAAAAATTAGGTAACGTAAAATACCCATTCAAATCAAAACCACGATATAGTCATTTATTTGACTAACAAAAAACCCCTCCGTAAGGTGGGGTTATTTTTTGTTTATTAACGAACATAAAAAAAGGGGGTTATTCAACCCCTTTTCTTTTTCTTATAACTTTCTTTCCATCTTTGAATTTGACATCCCCATTTTCACTGATTAAAGTGTATTCGATATTTTCTTGGATGTTACTCTTAAGAACTTCTTCCGAGATAAAATCTTCTATTTTATCCTGAATAGCCCTTTTTAGTGGACGAGCCCCGTACATCTCATCAAACCCAACCTCAGAAATCATTTCAATAATAGAGTCATCAAATTTAATATTATATTTAAGACCTGTTAATCTTTCAGATAAAACATTCAACTCAAGTTTAACAATTTTTTTAACATCTTCTTTCACTAATGAATTGAAAATGATAACTTCATCAATACGATTTAAAAATTCAGGAGCGAAAAACTTCTTAAGTTCTTTCTTCAAAACTTCTCTTTTTTGTTCTTCCTCAACATAAGAACTTGAGTTAGTTTTAAAACCTACACCAGCTCCAAAATCTTGTAGTTTTTTAACTCCAACATTCGATGTCATGATGATAATACAGTTTTTGAAATTAATCTTTCTTCCCATACCATCAGTAAGGTGACCGTCATCCAACACTTGTAATAATGTTGAGAATATGTCTTTGTTTGCCTTTTCAATCTCGTCAAACAAAATTACCGAGTAAGGTTTGTTCTTAACTTGTTCAGTTAATTGACCACCTTCATCATAACCTACATATCCTGGAGGTGCCCCAATTAATCTTGAAATACTATGTTTTTCTTGGTATTCAGACATGTCCACACGAATCATATTTTCTTCACTACCAAACATTTGTTTTGCCAATTGTTTTGCCAAGTAGGTTTTACCCACACCAGTTGAGCCAAGGAAAATAAATGAACCTATTGGTTTGTTAGGGTCTTTAATACCTAATCTGTTTCGTCTGATTGACTTAGCAATTTTCATAACCGCTTCAGATTGTCCAATTACTTTGTCAGATAAACTACTGTCTAATTGACTTAATAACATTGTTTCATCGGCGTTTAATTTACTAATAGGAATTTTGGTCATGTTTGAAACAACCTCATAAACCAACTCAATAGAAACTTCTTTCTTCTTAACTTGAAGTTCATCTTCAAATTTTTTCTTCTCAATATCTAATTTATTAAGAATACGTTTTTCTTTATCACGTAAGTTTGCCGCCTCCTCGTAATTTTGTTTTTTAACTACCTCAAGTTTTTCAATTTTAACATCCGCAGCCTCTTGCTTTAATTTCTCAATAATTTCAGGCATTTTAATCTCAACCTGACATCTTGCACCAACCTCATCAATAATGTCAAATGCCTTATCAGGGAACTCTCTATCAGTGATATATCTTGCCGCCAAATCAACACATACAGAAAGTACTTCATCAGTATAGGACACCTTATGAAATGTTTCGTACTTGTCTTTAACATTTTTAAGAATTTCTAATGTTTCTTCTTTTGTTGAAGCGTCAACAATAACCTTTTGGAATCGTCTTTCTAAAGCTCCGTCTTTCTCAAAGTTCTTACGATACTCGTCAAGAGTTGTAGCACCAACACATTGAATTTCTCCACGAGCAAGTGCTGGTTTAAAGATATTTGATGCGTCTAAAGAACCTGATGAATTACCAGCTCCAACAATAGTGTGAATCTCATCAATAAACACAATGATATTTGGGGCGTTTTGTAATTCTTCAATAATTACCTTCATACGTTCCTCAAACTGACCACGATATTTTGTACCTGCAACGATTGAAGTCATATCTAAAGACACTATTCTTTTGTCCATTAAATTTCTCGGACATTCACCGTTAAAAATTTTAATAGCTAATCCTTCTACGATTGCGGTTTTACCACAACCAGGTTCACCAATAATAATAGGGTTGTTTTTCTTTCTACGAGAAAGAATTTGAGCTATTCTCGTAATTTCTCTCTCTCTACCAACTACAGGGTCTAACTTACCTTGTTCGGCTAATTTGATTAAATCTCTACTGAAGTTATCCAACACAGGTGTTGAAGAGTCAGATGTTGATTTAGGTGGGTTATTCTTTCCCCCATTGTCCATGGATTCTATCATATTTTGTTTTTTAGTTAATTATAAGGATTAATTTTGTATTTTCAACTACAGGTACAAAGGTAAGAAAAATATCTAAATTAAAAAATTTAATTTTTGGTTATATTTATGAATATGATAAAACACTATACCAAATATATTGAGACTCTTGGTGCCGACGAAGAACTTATAGAAACCTATAAGAATCTTAGACAGGCCTTTCAAAGAGAAGGATGGTCAGAAAAAGATTTAGAAAGTCCACCATACTACCCTCAAGATATTATGAGGAACTTTCAAAGGTTTAGTAGTTTACATTCAAAATTATTCCAAGAATTAAAAAGTTTTTTTCCTGATATTGACCACAATGAATTTGTTGATTATCTTAGTGGTAAATTACAAATAATAGATTCAGAAACACCTTTACAAAATGGCAGTAAAAAAAGAAGAGATAATCGGGACGAAGATTATTAATGAGATTGACTCAAGTAACTTAGTAAAAACTGAGTACGACACCGAAACCAAATTAATGGTGGTGGAATTTAAAAACGGTATGAAATATCAATATGATGCGGTTCCTCATGAAGTTTACACAAGATTTAGAATGAATGAATCTCAGGGTAAATTTTTTAATACCGAAATTTCTAAAAAATACAAATATACTAAACTTTAATTATTATCAATACTCGACTATTTATTAGTAATGAGTGATTTAAAAAGTATATTAACTAGTTTTCACGTACAAGACGAATTAAATCCTAAGATTTGGGATAATTCTATGGAGAAGATGTCACCTAAAGTTAGGTCACGTCTACTTGAGATTGCTTATGAGTTCATAGAATTTTTAAAAGTTGATATTGTAGTATCAGACGTTATAATGACAGGGTCATTAGCCAACTATAACTGGTCAAAATTTTCAGATGTTGATTTACATATCTTAGTCGACTTTAATCAGTTCTCAAAAACCGAATTACCTTTATACGAAGAATTATTTCAACTAAAAAAAACCATATATAACGACAAACACGATATCACCATCTACGGATATGAAGTTGAGTTATATGTTCAAAACGAAATTGAGGCTCACTTTAGTAGTGGAGTGTATTCTGTTTTATTTGATACATGGGAAAATGAACCTAAAAAAGAAAATGTTAAAATTGACCTTGAATTGATTAAAAACAAATCAAAACAATGGATGGATATTATTGACGGTGTTATTGAAAGTGTTCAGGATGAATCTATTGATGATACTAAAAAAATTATCGACAAGTATAAGAAAAAACTTAAGAAATATAGAACTTGCGGATTGGAAGAAGGAGGTGAATATTCTGACGAAAACTTAGTATTCAAAGTATTACGAAGAAATGGGTATATTGAGAAATTATACCAATATCAAGATAATCGTATTGATAAGGAATTATCATTGAAAGAATCTACAACAACTATCGGTGGTAATTTTAAAACTGATTTAGAAAACGGTCCAAAAAATCATGGTAGTAGAAAATTAGGTAATTGGCAGTCGGATAACGCTTGGGATATTTTTGCACCTCCCAATACAGTTGTTAATTCATATACTAACGGTACTGTTACTAAAATTAGAGATACAGGAAAAAATTCTGGAAAAATTTTTGGAACACAAGTATCAATTAAAGGTGCTGAAGGATTTCCTGAAATTTTTTACACTCACGTTAAAGATGTAAAACTAAAAAATGGTGATACTGTTAAAGTTGGTGATTACATTGGGGTTGTTTCTGAATGGGTTGGACATGATACAATGACTCACGTACACATAGGATTACCTTATGGTCAACATATCAGAGATTTGTTAAAAAATTCTGGAAAAATTTTTACCAATAAATTGGGTACTGATTATAAAGATGACAGTAATAATGACAAAACAGATTACGATGAGCCTGTTATTACCAAAGGTAGTGAAGGAAGTAATAAAGAAGTTAATAATTGGCTAGAACCATTATTATCGACATTAGGATTTAAATAAATGATTCAATTACGTTAGAACGATAACATTTTTGATTCTGAATATATTTATATATAAATTAATTTAAAAAAAAAACAAAATAATGGGAAACTTAAAACCAATTGGAAGTGAAAAATTACAAGGTATGGATAAAATCAATCGTATCATTGAAATTTCTAGATATAACGAAAATACTCCGACGCCTATAAATGAAGATAAATCAATCGAATATAGAAAGACTTTATCTGACGGAAACAATTATCTAATTGTTAAAGAAAAAAATGGATATGTGATTAAAAAATCACTAACCGAATCTGCTGGTGAAAATGATTACTTAGAACCAATGAAAAATAGAAAATACTATTCTTCTTATTCACAAGCATTCAAACGTCTTAACTTAATCGCTAAAGAGGTTAATGTTAATGAAGGGTATGAATCAAATGTTTCATTATTTGGTGAGAGTGATATTGATGAAAAAGCGGCAACAAAATACATTTTAAAAATGGGTGAAACTAAGGAACAAGCGGCTCCCGCACCTGCTCCCGCACCTGCTCCCGCACCTGCTCCCGCACCTGCTCCCGCACCTGCTCCCGCACCTGCACCTGCACCGACAGATGACTTAGGTATGGAGGATGAATTAGGTATGGAAGAACCTGAAGGTGACGAAATGGAACAACCTGAAGAGGATGAAGTTATAACATTAAAAGTTATTCAAAAATTAACAGGTAAATTAGCTCAGAAGTTAAGAGCTTTCCAAGATACTCAAGAAGATGAGGAACCAATGACATCTAAGGACATTAAATATGTTGTTAATTCTATATTATCGGCATTAAATTTAGAATCATTAGACGAAGAAGATAAAGAAGATATTTTAAATAAAATTGAAGGTGTCGAATCTGATGAAGAATTTGGTGGTGAAGAAATGGGTATAGAAGAACCTGAAGGTGACGAAATGGGTATGGAAGAACCTGAAGGTGAAATGGCTGAGGGTGATTCTGGTATGTTTGATGATGAAGATGAAGCACTTTCTGCAGGTAAAAAATTGACGGATAAAATTTTTGGTGAAGGTCATGATGAAGAAGATGGTGAAGAATACCATTCAAAAATTAAAGGTGTTAACCCAAAACATGGTAAACACATGGAAGATGTTATCGAAGGACTTTTTACCGAATCTAAAGTTGACAATATATTAAAAAAATATTTTAAAGTTGAGGAAAACGAACGTAATTTAATTGAGGCTAAAAAACAAAAACTTAATTTAATTAAAGAAAACAAATCAAAAACAATTAGTAAAATTAAGATTGTTTCTGAAAGTATTTCTCAAGAAGTTGCATCAACTAAATTGGTCTCTAAATACCCTAACGCTAAATTAGTAGGTAAAACAAATCATAAAAATTTAGTTTTTGAAATGAACAATAAACAACTTAGAGTTACTGTTAAAGGTCAGATACTATAATGAGTTATTTAATATATGTTAATGAATTAGGCCCTAACTATAAGGGTGATAACATATATGAATTCATATTTTCTGACACTTTAGAAAAAATATGGGGGGATAATTGGGAATCAAAACCGTCAAACGGTTACCCACTACCACCTGATTTAGAATTCATACGAAAAGTAGGGAGTCTAAAAGATGACCAAGTTACATTATCAGTTATCCAAAATTCTGATTATTTCTCAATGATGGATTCTATGGATGGAGTAATTGCGATGGCTTGGGAGAACGAAAGTGATGATGTCGATTTTGACCATCAAAAAAGATTGGTGTTTAGATTCGGTGACGAAGAAACCACAGTCAAAGATAAATTATATGAACGTGATATCGTTTTAGAATTTGAAAAAAAGGTTGTCTATGAAAACTAACCAAAAACAATTAAGATTAATACAACACGGGTTGAAAGCGTCCACTGTCACTAGATTAAGTGAATCACAAGTGGATATTTTGTTTAACAGACTTAATGAGTCTAAAAAAGAAAATAAAGAGCAAGTTACTAAAACTACTGAACCTGCTAAAGAAATTGTTACTATAGGTGCTCAAGGAGGTGATTTACCAAATAACCCAACAGGGAAGGGATATAAGTTTGAAAAGAAACCTGATGGTACTATGAAAGCGACTCCCATGGAGACTGAGATGACTGAAGACACTGATTCTGAAATGGATTGGTTAATGAAAGGTGATACGCAAGACCCTGTTCAAAAAGGACCTACAGGTGACGGTGACCCCGATTCATTACAAGAGTATAAAAATCTTGCAGAAAAATTTGAGTCTAAAAAACAACAAAAATATTTCTTTGCTAAATGCGGTGATGGTAAAACAAACGAACAAAAGAAATGGTGTAAAATGGCTGAAGAATTCTCTGACAAAACAAACTTTAAAAAGTTACCTGAAAAGAAAAAAACAGAAGCAAAAGAAAGTGGTTTAAATAATTTAGTTAATAAAGTTTCCGCAGCATATGCTGGTGGAGTAAAAAATAAGTTGAATTCCATGTCTCCAAGCGTTACCTTTGGTGAAAACGAAATAGAAAAAAAAATTATGAGACTAGTTGAAAAACATATAACTCCAAAAATGACTAAAAGGGAATTTCTTAATTTAGTTAAAGAACAAGGTACTAAAACGGCACCATCAAGACCAGGGGTTAAACCTGATGTTGATACACCATCAAGACCTTCAAAACCTGCAACACCGTACCAACCAAAGCCAGGTGTTAAACCAGCACCTAAAGCAAAAAGAGAGATACCAACTTGGTTATCATTTAAATCATTAGGAATTAAATTAAAGTAAAACAATGAGTCTAAATCCAAATACAGAAAAAAATCTAAAAGTTAAAAAATTTTTAGAAAAAAAATTAGTTAGTGAAGGTTTAACCAATAGTGAACGTAGTCTTTTAAGTGAGTTAAAAAATAAATTAAAAGAAGCTCCTATTGATTATGAAGGCCCTGAAAGAATGGAACCTGGTATTGAAAGAAAAATTACGTCAAAAGAGACTCCATACAATAACTTCCCCGCAATCCCTAACATGGATATGGATAAGGATTATATTGAATTAATCTCTTCAAAAAGATTTAAAGATTCTGTAGATAAAGTTAGAAGAGCCATGGGTGACACCAGAGCAATCCAAGGAGCAAATCCGTTGAATTCATTAATGGCGACCGCAATGCAATCGTTACAAACGGTTGTATCAATTCAAATTCAAAACAAAGAAGTGTTAGAACAACTTGCGGTTGATTTAGTTATTAAAGAAATGGGTATTCCTGAAGGAGCGATGCAATTCGACGCAAAATTAGTTATGCAACCTATGGGAGCGTCTCAAGGGATGCAAGAAGAACCTGAAATGCCAAGTGAAGAAGAGATTGAAGAGTTTATGGGTGATGCCGAAACATTTGATTTAGAAAGAGCAAAAAGAAGATTTATTAACTCACTTATCCAAGGTGCCGCATTTAAAGGAGGACACATGTTTAATTTAGTGTCAAGAGAACTTAATGATATTGACCCTAGATTAATGAATTTATACACCGTGTCACAATCTTTAATGGAACACGCATATTGGTTGTTTCCTGATATGGAAGGAATGGCTGGCGGCGGTGGTGGCCAAATGGGGCAATCAGAAGTTGATACCGAAACAGACCCACCAACAGTAAAAGCGAGAGCAATGACATTTCCACTTTTAGTTCATGAATTGGTTAAAGGTGTTTATGAAATATTTGGAACTCACGGTTTACCTGACGACCCAAAACAACAAGAAATGATTATGAAAGCTGAAGACACTTTGCCTGCAGAGATTTGGGATTCTAGATTAGGACCAATTTTTTGGGAAAAATTTATAGGTACTTACCCAATGGAATTATTTGATGAGGATATGAAACACATCCAACATTACTTATTCATGAGATTTTCTAAGTTAAATGCTGAAGAATTTTTTAGAGTTGCTAAACTTATACTTTCAGGTAACCCACAAGGAACTCAATTTATTCAGAGAATGGTTAATGAAATTGTTACTGAACTAAAACAATATGATGCTGAAGAAGCGTTAAGCGGTGATAATGACGATGATTTTGACGATGATGGGTTTGATGATTTATTAAGTGGTTTAGGTATATCAAGACCAAAATAATGAAACATGTCAAATTTAACAAGAGAACAGGTACTAATAGAGTATGTAAAATGTCATAAAGACGTAGAATATGCGTTAAGAACTTATCTACAAACATACGATAATACAGTATCAAAATACGTACCATTAGAATTATTTCCAGACCAAGTATCATTACTTGAAGATTACGAAAATTATAACGAAAATATCGCCTTAAAATATCGACAAGCGGGAGTAACTACAGTTACATCTGCTTGGGCTTCGATGAAACTTTCTTTTGCTAAGAAAAACAAACCCGAAAAAGTTCTTATAATCGCTAACAAACTTGATACGTCATTAGAGATGGCAAACAAGATTAGAAACTTTGTCAGTCAATGGCCGAGTTGGGTTGGTATTGATTTTGCGGTGGAAAAAAACTCACAAAAACATTATAAATTAAATAACGGTAGTGAGGTTAAAGCCGTTGCAACATCTAAAGATGCCTTACGTGGATTTACTCCAACAATACTTATATTTGATGAGGCGGCGTTTATTGAGGCCGACAGTGATTTTTGGGCGGCGTGTATGGCATCTTTATCTACAGGTGGTAAAGTAATCGTGGTTTCAACACCAAATGGTTATGACCGAATTTATTATGAGATATATGACCAAGCCTTAAGAAACATGAATGACTTCAGAATTTCTGAAATGTATTGGTATCGTGACCCTCGTTACACAAAAGATTTATATCTAATTAAAACCGATGATATGATTCACTATCTTTTAAATAAAGAAGAGTACAGTGAGAAAGATATCCTTAGTTGGTCTCATATACCCGCAAACGAAAGAGATTATAAAGAACTAAGAGAATTAATGAACCAAGGTTATAAACCTTGTTCTTCTTGGTTTGAAGCGATGGTTAAGAAATTAAAATACGATAAACGTAAAGTATCTCAGGAGTTAGAATGTAACTTCTTAGGTTCAGGTGATAACGTATTTGACTCTAAAATGTTACAAACAATAAGAGAAAATTCTATTATAGAACCCAAGAATAAACTTATGGGAAACGCTTTATGGATTTGGAAAGAACCTGTCGTTGGCCATAAATACATTATGGGGGTCGATGTTTCTCGTGGGGATAGTGAAGACTTTAGCTCGTTTCAAATTATTGATTTTGATGAAAGAGAACAGGTTGCTGAATATGTTGGTAAATTACCGCCAGATACTATGGCTGAAATTTGTTATAAATGGGCTAACATGTATTCGTGTTTTATTGTGATTGATATTACAGGTGGAATGGGAGTTTCCACGTCAAGAAAATTACAGGAAATGGGTTACAAAGATTTATATGTTGATGGTGTGGATACCGCTAATAAGTGGAAATACGACGCTAAGTCACATGAAAAAATACCAGGAATTAATTTTAATAATAAAAGAGTTCAAATTATTGCTTCATTTGAAGAGGGTATGAGACATGGATTTAAAATTTATAGCTCAAGACTTTTCAATGAAATGAATACGTTCATTTACATTAATGGTCGTCCTGACCATCAGAAAGGACATCATGATGACTTAATTATGTCAGTGGCTATGGCAACTTATGTTGCTGAATCGTCATTTAGTAATTTAACTAAGGTTGTGGAACATACTAAGGCAATGATTGAGTCTTGGGCAGTTAGTAACAATGACCAAGCGGCTAAAAATTTAGAATTTAATCCTGTTATACCACACATGTCAGAAAGAATTGGGCAGTATAATAATCAGAACATGTCTAAAGAGGATTATCAAAAGTACGGTTGGTTATTTGGTATTAGATAATATTTATTAATAAAATATCGCATGGGACTAACTTCTAGAAAAAAATCGGGGAATAAACTTAATGGTAGTAAATTAAACGTACCTGGTCAGGGTATTAGTAATGTTAGGCCTGGTGGTGATAATAAAATAAACCAACAAAAAGGTGACCCTAACATAAAGAAAGGTAAACAAAATTAACTATTTAATTATAGATAATTAGAATTAAATTTATTACATGGAAAACAATCAAAATAATCAATTTACAGTTTGGCAGAGGTTATCTCAAGCCTTTGGTCCTAACGCCCTGTTAAATCAAGATTATCCAACATATAAGTTAGACAAGACTGAGTTATTAAAAACAACATCAAAACAAGAATACGACAAAGAAAAATTACAAGCTCAACAAACGTATTACTTAGCCAATCAATGGACTAAAATTGAGAGTAACTTATACACTCAAGCGGTTTATTATGAACCAACAAGATTAGCATCATTCTATGATTATGAATCGATGGAATATACTCCTGAAATTTCTGCAGCTTTAGATATCTACGGTGAAGAATCAACAACTGTTGACCAAAATGGTTACATGTTACAAATCTATTCAGAATCTAAACGTATTAAATCAATCTTAATTGACTTATTTAATAATGTTTTAGATATCAATACTAATTTACCAATGTGGACAAGAAATACCGCAAAATACGGTGATAATTTTGTTTATTTAAAATTAGATGCTGAGAAAGGTATAGTTGGTTGTATGCAATTACCAAATATTGAGATTGAACGACTTGAAAGAGGTATGGCTGCAAAATCAGCAAACGTTGAGGAACCCGCAGAAAACAAAGGTTTAAGGTTTAAGTGGAAAGCCAAAGATATGGAATTTAATTCATGGGAAGTTGCTCACTTTAGATTATTAGGTGATGATAGAAAATTACCTTACGGTACTTCTATGTTAGAAAAAGCAAGACGTATTTGGAAACAATTATTATTATCAGAAGATGCGATGTTAATCTATCGTACCTCAAGAGCCCCTGAAAGACGTGTGTTTAAAGTCTTTGTAGGTAATATGGATGATAAAGACGTTGAGTCATACGTACAACGTGTTGCAAACAAATTTAAACGTAGTCAGGTTGTTGATAGTCAATCGGGTAATGTCGATATGAGATTTAACCAAATGGCCGTTGACCAAGATTATTTTATACCTGTACGTGACCCAGCTCAAGCATCCCCAATTGAGACTCTACCAGGAGCTCAGAACTTAGCAGAGATTGCCGACATCGAATACATACAAAAGAAATTATTAACCGCTCTTAGAGTTCCTAAAGCGTTTTTAGGGTTTGAGGAAGTTGTTGGTGACGGTAAGAATTTATCATTACAAGACATCCGTTTTGCAAGAACAATTAATAGAATTCAAAAATCTATGATTGCTGAAATGAATAAAATCTCTATTATTCATTTATTCTTATTAGGATTTGAAGATGAGTTATCAAACTTTACATTAGGTTTAACTAACCCATCAACACAAGCCGATTTATTAAAAATTGATGTTTGGAAAGAAAAAGTTTTATTATACAAAGATGCCGTAACACCAATCGAAGGTATTGCTCCAGTGTCTGTGACTTGGGCTAAGAAACACGTATTAGGATTCTCGGATGAAGAGATTAAATTAGATTTACAACAACAACGTGTTGAAAAAGCCGTTGGTGCTGAATTAACTAACACCGCAACTATTATCAGTCATACAGGTGTATTTGATAATATTGATAAATTATATGGTGTTAAATCAGGAGCCACTCAAACTGTGGGGGCAACTCCACCACCTCCAGGAGGTGAATCAAGTGGAGGAGGATTAGGCGCACCTGAAGATATGGGTGGAGGAGCCCCAATACCACCGCCACCAGGGCCTGAGCCAGTCGGTGACGCGGGGTTAACACCTGAATCATATAAACGTGATAACTTAACAATTTTATTAGAAAGTGATAACTTAACAGATTCGGATTCATTTATTGATTTGTCTAAAGCAAGAAATTCTTTAGGTGAAATGGAAAAAGAATTAAACAAACTTCTAAAAGACTGATATTTATAAATAAAAAAGAGATGACAAATTTTGGAATAATTAAATCGAAGATAGAAGATGTGTTATTAGAATCATATAAAAACAACACATTTAAACAAGAATTCAAAAACTTTAAAAAGTTAGTTTTAGAAAATAAAAAAATATGCAAACTTTTTTATTTATACGATGATTTATCTTCTAATAAAGGATTATCGGAATCAATTGTTAACGAATATGTAAATGAATGTATAACCATTTATGAAAATACCGTTAATAAAATACAAGAGTCGGATATTATACCATTAAAGTCTTGGGTTAAAAACTCTAAGGTTGATAATCAATATAATAATATTGATAATTTATTCTCGAGAGATGTCTTAACGATTGAATCAAGAATAACTAGTAAAAAAAATATTTCAGAATCTCTTAAGAAATTACCTACCAAGAAAGTAGATACAGTTCAAATATCATTAACTTCTATGGTTAATGTTGCTAATAAAACAATTTCAAATTTTATTGATTCATTAACTGAGTCAGACAAAAAAGAATTAACAAGACTTTTATCTGAGGATGACGTTACTTTAAATCAAAAATTTGATAATGTTAAAGAAAGTGTTGTAAATAAATTAACTGAAATGAAAAACAATAATGAGGATAAGTCAACTCAAACAAGAATTGATGAAACTCTTGATAAAGTAATTTCAGAAAAATACGACAAGTTAACTTATTTTAAACTTAAAAGTTTAAATGAGAATCTTTAATCATTATTTGATTTATATTTTTTCTGAACGTATTTTGCTTTTGAAATTTCTTTCCTCCTTTTAACTGATTTTTTTTGGAATTCTTTTCTTTCATTTAATTCCTTACTTTGCCTTGTCTTTATGACTTTGCTTTTGTAAATTTTTAACGCTTTCTCAAGTGTTACATTCTTTTCTACCTTTACGATTAACATATTTTTGTGAGTTTATATTTATTTTGACTATTGCTGTAAATATACCTATTTTTATTAAAACAATAAACTTAAAAAATTATGAAATTTAATGAAAAAGGGGAAAACCTCACACATTCACGGATTCAACACTGCCAAGGTAGTATACGGAACAGTTGATTCGATGAATTTTAAGTCACTCTATCTTAACATCCAAACATGGGTAGAACCAACTACAGAGTGCGAAAATTGGACAAGGACAGTTCTCAATATGAGCAGAGCCATAAAACATTCGGTCTACGAAACCTTAGATAAAGAGTTATTTGATGATAAATTTATAGTGGATTTAGATTTAAGGTCCAGCGGGTTAAATCAAGGTAAAAAATCTTTTATGAATTTAGAAATTAATTTCTTTTTGAATGATGATGGGCATGACTTTAAATCCAAAGAAATTAAAGATTCACTTAAAGATATTACTACAAGAATTTTTTACGAAAACTTTGTAGGTAACGATTACTTTAAATTTTATCTAACTAAAAAAATCAAAACAAACAACGAGACGTTACAATTAGAGAATGTTTAATATTTATAATAAAACATTTGAGATGAATTTAAGAATTTTACAACCAACTGAAATAGGTAAAGGTATATTAATAGAATACGATGCGGGTTACGTATCACCAACAGATACACATAATGCTAAGATTATTAAAGAATCTAAAGGTAATATGTTAGACCATTCTAAACCATTTGAATTTTATGCGGTATTACAGAAATATAATACCCCAAACAGAAATGGTAGAATATACCCTGAACGTATTTTAAAAAGAGAAGCTGAAAACTATAAAAAAATGATAGAAAAGGGTACCTCTCTTTCAGAGTTAAATCACCCTGAATCATCTTTAATAGATTTAGATAGAGTTTCTCATATGATTACTGAAGTATGGTGGGAAGGACCTGTATTAATGGGTAAGATACAATTACTTACTTCACCAGGATTCCACGAAAGAGGTATTGTATCAACCAAAGGAGATTTAGCAGCTAACTACCTAAGACAAGGAGTTACGTTAGGAATCTCCTCAAGAGGGGTTGGTTCCCTTAAAAAAGTTGGTGAACAGAACGAGGTCCAAGAAGATTTTGAATTAATCTGTTTTGACTTAGTATCGTCACCATCAACACCAGGAGCGTATTTATTCCAAAATCCTGAAGATAGATTTAACTTTGAGGAGAACTTGGAAGAGGAGAAAAAAATTAAAGTCGAAAGAGAAGTTGGGGAAAGTGGAAATAAATCACTTGACTTAATGAAAAAATTGAACGATTATTTAGGATATTAAAAAAAAATTATAACATGGACGAAAAGTATTTTATTGCAAAAATCACAACCGATATGATTGATGAAAAATCGGGAAAACTTAAAAAATTAAGAGAAGAAAAATTAGTAAAAGGTTATAA